ATGCGCGAAGAAGCCGTGGCAAACGCCCCCAGAGATTTCGGCAAGATCTACGGCTTCTACGGTTCACGAGGACCCGGCATCGAACAGGTGGAAGCGTGGTACTACGCCTGTGACCGGACCGCCTGCAGCCTGTTTACGATGATTTCGTACACATCCCTATCATCCAAAGAAGAAGAGCCCAAGTTCTCTTTCGAATCTGATTCAATGGTGCTGCGGTACGGCAAAGGCGGAATTTTGATTCTCAAATAGCAGTTGGTCCGACGCGCCCTCAAGCTGGTGTCACCGGCGCCGCAGCCGGATCCTCGACCGGCGACACCCTCAGCGTCGCTTCGTCGAATGTGCAGCGCTGCGTCAGCGCTTGAACCGCTCAGCCGGTACTGCGCCCTTCCGCTTCACCTTCACCCAGTCGCTTGAGCGCACGCCCGGCTGATAGAAGCTGGCCGCCCTCTTCGCCACCAATCCCTCGAGCTTCATTGGGACGACCGCATCCTCGAAGATGCGTGCCGCATCCTTGCCCTCGAAGTGCCCGACGTACATGATCGATGGCAGCGGGCGCTTGAATAGCTTGGCCAGCGCGGCCTTGCGCTTGACCAGCGGCTGCTGTGTCACGTCAACACCTCGGTTCATCAGCAGGTCGAACACGCAATAGACGACATCGGGCCCACCCGCATACCGGCGCCGCCGGCGAGCGCGCTCGTGCAGCAGGTTGAAATCGCTCCGGCCTCGGTCATCGAGCACGCAGACCTCACCGTCGATCACATACGGGCCGTCCTGCACTTTGGCCAAGCTCGCCGCCACCTCGGGAAACCACTTCGTCGCGTCAGCCCCGTTGCGCGTGATCAACCGCACACCGTCATCCAGTTCCGCGAGCAGCCGGTAGCCATCGAACTTGATTTCGCAAATCCACCCCGGCGCCTCCAAGTCGAGCGGCCTCTCGTCGAGCAGCATAGGTCGAAGTTCGTCCAGCTTGAGCATGCAGCCACGCTGCTCCGGAATCCGCCGGCTGGTTGTAAGTCCGAAGCTCTACTTGACCGGATACGCGTAGCATTGCACTGGCGATGAACTACTTCCCTGTGTTCGGGCTTCTGCTGGCGTGTGCGGCCGGAGCGCTGGTGCTCGCCGGGCTGGTCATCATCAGCTGCCTTGTCGCCGCGGCGATGTTTCCCCGCGGCCACCCGTCGGCAGACCGATTGCGAGCATTTGCCGGCAGCTTGCCGCGTTTCGTCGCCCTCGGCTTCACGTTAGTCAGCGAGCTTGGCGTCGTACTTCTCTTGGCGTTCCTCGTGGTTCTGGCGATGGTCTTTTCCTGACCTTGCTGGAGCGGCCGGCGTAGGAGAGCCACTGTCAGGAAAAGGCGGTAAACCGGCATGGCTCCGGCTCATCAATGCTGTCATCTTGGTAATGCGACGGGCCTTCCGCGCGATCACCTGGAGACACAAAATGGCAGACGATACTAAAAAGACCGGGCTTGACCGCAAGCTGATCTCGCTTGAAGAGCCTCACGAGGTGCGCTCGTGGACCGAATCGCTGAAGTGCTCGGAGACCCAGTTGCGCGACGCCGTGAAGGCCGTCGGCAACTCCGCCGACGCGGTGCGCGAATACCTGGCCGGCAGAACCAAATGAGCCACCTCCGGCGGATCGCTGTCCACGTCGACGAGCCGGATCCTGGGCACTTCTTCTGGGTGCTCATGGAAGAAGGCGACGACGCCAGCCAATGGGTAGAACTCGAATCGGCCGATGCGCCCACCGAGATGTGGATCGACGCGTTTCAGGCCGGCTCGGCAGCGCTGCTGCGGTACGTGTCAGACGAGCGCATCGGCCCGCGCGCAGACGGAGAGGATGAAGACCTGCCTCCAATCGGCATCCCACTTTAGCCAGGGCTTACAGGAGCGACGGCTGCTCTGGTGGTGAGGCCTTCGGCGCGGCCGCAGCCTTCTTCTCTTTCGGCGGCAATGGCTCGGGAGTCATCGTCAACAGCTCGGCCGGATACTCCCGCATGAATTCGAACGATTCCTGCGGCGTCGCATCCAGCCACGGTTCGAACTGCGCGGGCGGCAGAATCACGACCATGCGCTTATCCTGCATGTGAGGCGGCCGCTTCGGGTCCGGCCGGTGCATATGCATGAACAGCGGATGCGTATCGGCGTTGATCGTGAGCATCGTGAAGCTCGACTCCCACTCACCCGTCGCCGGGTTCTTCCACGGCGACCACAGGCCGGCCACGCCAATCGCGTCGTCGTTGGCGGCAGTGAACCGCGTCGGGATGGCTTTGCCAGTCCGCCAATCCGGCTCATAGATCGCCTCGCAAGGAATGATGCAGTGCCGCGGCTTCGCCCATGCGTTCTTGAAGCTGGCCAGCTGAGCGACCGTCTCGGTGCGAGCGTTGTACGTCCGCAGGCCGTACTTCACGTCCTTGGCGAAGCCAGGCAACAGGCCGAAGTGCCCGTCGACCATCTCCAGATCCGGCACGGCGTCGTCGCCTGATTCGCGCTCGGGCGGCCGACGGATAAACGGCGCCATCTGAGTTGGATAGATGTGCATGCCGCCCGGCGGCGGCACCCAGTCGGGCGGCAGCTTGATGCCGAATTTTTCCAGCTGGCGGCGTCGCTTTTCGGCTTGGTAGTGGGAGCACATGGCGCATTTTGGGCGCGGCGGCCCGCCGCTGTCCACGTCGCTGTGTAGCCCAATTTACTGTATATTCATCCAGCATGAGAGTCCGAGTTGAGCTGCGCCGGCAGGCGGGCCGTTTCATCGCCCGCTTCCGGAAAACCGAGGGGTTCACTGGCGATCTGACGACCATGCGAAAGATGGTCTGGGACCGGCAAGTGCCGTACCTCACGATCAATTTGGAGCCTCGGCAGGGCCACCCAGGACCTTGCTTGCCGGGCCCCGAGCTTTTTGAAGCCAGGGTGACGGAGGTCTCGGGGGACGTGATCCGCTTTATGGGCTGGGAAATTACGCCCGAGCTGTGCTGGTGCGTACAGGAGTGGGACTGCACGTTGTTGGATGTGCGCGGGAGACGACCTTGAGCAACAAATTGACGGGCGACCAGCCCTGCCAAATACTGAATATCCATCCAATGCCTTCCGGAGTTCACCATGACTGAACCCTCCCCCAAGCTGGCCCCTCACGAATGGGTCAATGCGTTCGCTTCAGAGTGGAATCGGCTTGTCGAAGGTCACTGCGACCTGGAAGCAGTGCACGAGATCGGCTGGACGCTGTCACGAGTGGTCGGCGATCAACCTCCCGAAGCAATCGTGGCCAAATATTTTGAGAACCACGAAGAGCAGGAAGACCCTGCGCGCGATCCCGAGGGTGCATTCACCGACCTCGCGGCAGATCTCGGCATCATCAAGCCGGGGGACCGGCTCGACGATGTGCAGATGGAGTTCGCCTATGGCGTGGTCGACCTGTGCGCAGCAATTGGCGACCGCTACGGTGACAAAGCCTATGGCAACGCCGGAGACCACATCCGCTCGGTGTATGGCCCCGCCTGAATCGACGTTGGCATTCACGTGAGAGTAAAGATGAGGCGCCGCTACCGCGGCGGAACCCAGCTCAGCAAGCGGGAGTTCGTTGATCAGCCATGGGCGTGCGGAATGCTGACGCTGCGGGACGTGGAAGGAAGAATGCAACTCGGGCTGTGGGAGGCGCGTCCAGACACCATACCGCCGCCCCTTGGCATCCTCTGGCGCCCCGAAGTGGTCGCATGTGCAAATGACACCATCAGCTTCGCTGGGACCGAACTGGTCGACGGACGCTGGTGCTATCAAGTCTGGTTCTGCGAGGCCCATAACCTTCCGCCGGCGCTTTCCCTCGAGCTGGTGCAAGCAGCCTCGACAATAAGTCATGAGCCAAACTGAATTCTTTCCTGAGCCCGCCACCATCCTGCGCACGCCATCCTGGCTGGGCCGCAAGGTGCACGAAGACCGCGAACTGCCGCTGGCACTAGGCGACTACAAGGTGACGCCTGGCGACCGCTGGACCGTCACCTCCCTGAAGACCAATGAGATCGTCTACGACGGAATCGGCCCTGTCGAGATCCTGCGCGAGCGCTCAGCGGCCTGAGCAGAAGACGATGGCAACCCTTTTTCTCCCGATGACCGACGCGCTGATCAAGCATTGGAAAGCGCACGGCAACGCTTACCCTCAAAAGTTCATCCTCACGCCGGCCCAGCACAAGGAATACGCGGAGTCCCGTCGCACGGGCATTGGCGGCCCGAAGACCGACTGCAGTGTCCACATGGGCGTGCCGATCGAGATCTCCGAAGGCACGCCCGGCGTAATGGTGGCCGCCGACGGCAGCGAGGTCTCGCTGCAGTGAGGGTGCTCCGCCCTCTCCTTCTGGCCGGCCTGTTATCACTGCCGGTGCTGGCCCAAGCGGCGGAGCCGCGCACATGCTTGGTGGTCGGCGTCAGCGATGGCGACACCATCACCGCGCGCTGCGGCGCCGCGGGCGACTACGAACAGATCAAGGTGCGCTTCAATGGCATCGACGCGCCCGAGAGGAAGCAGCCGTTCGGCCAGCGATCCAAGGAAGCGCTGTCGGATCTCGTCTACATGAAGGAGGCCCAGCTCGACTGCCCGAAGGTCGACCGCTACGGCCGCAGCGTCTGCAAGGTGATGGTGGCGCCAGCCTCCGCGCCAGCCGGCCGCAAGACGCTCGATGTGGGCCTGGCCATGGTCACGCTTGGCATGGCCTGGTGGTATCGCGCCTATTCGCGAGAGCAGACCGCCGAAGAACGCGGGCAATACGAGTTTGCCGAATTCGAAGCGAAAGCCAAGCGGGTCGGCTTGTGGAGGGACGAAGATCCAATGCCCCCATGGAACTGGCGGCAGATGGGCCGTACAGAGCGACCTTAGCGCAGGAGCGCGCATGCATCAGAATCGGCACGCGATTTGCCGCACCATAGGTTCCACATGAAGCTTCTTGCCATTTTTGTAGCGCTCTTTGCCCTTTCCTACTATCTCTTCGGGGCAGAGGAAATTGAAAGGCACCTGACCCACAGGCAGATTGCTCAATCGCCTGGCTTCGCGCCCGCGATCCTTGACGGCATATCGAAGCACGAGGGCAAACGCAAGGGCCACGTCTCCTACTGGGTCAAATACAAATACCAGGTGAGCGGCTCAACGTACCGGATAAGCACATCCAAAACCGACGAAGAGGGAGTGAAGTTTTATATCGGAACTGCGCAGCAGGTTGCATTCGACACCAGAGATCCCTCTGTTGCCGAACTCAAACGCTACTATGACCTCGCGAGGCCGAACGAAACGCTCGCTCAGGTGCTTGTCGTGGTCGGGACGATCTGCGCTGGTATAGCTCTGCCGATCACTCTGTTTCTGGCAGGGTGCTTGTGGTGGCTGCGCAAAGTTCGAGCGAAGATGCCCCTCGTGAGAGAGCCCAGCAAGCCACGCAAGAGCTATCCATAGCCCAGCGAATGCAGCGCCGTCGTGTCTTGGGAGTGCCTCAAGGGCTGACGCACTCCTCCTGTTTTACCCCTCCATTCGGCCTGCTACATTCCGGAAATGACCTTCACTGCGTACCAGATCGGAAAGCTCGCGCTCTTCGGAATCGCTGCGTTGATCTGGGGCATCTACTGCGGCCTCAAAGGTCGCGATTTGTCAGGACGACCGGTGCACCGCGCCCCAGAGCCTGGCGAGCGCGGTTGACACCCAGAGCTGGCTGCATGGCCGCCGCGGGCGCTGCGGCAAGCGCCCTCTGAATTGGGCCTGACAACGCTGCCGCTCGAGCAAGGGGCCGCGCTCCAAGCCCGATCAAAGACAGCGGGCTTCCACCCGTTGCTGCACCCAAGCCACCAGCGAGTGCCCAATCCAGAGGCGATGACTGCGGGCGGCTGCCCACCTTCTCGGTTACCTGTGCTGCAGTCGGGAAAGCCGTTGCGAACTCGCCGGCCTGGCGCAACTCGTTGGACAGTGGCTTACCGCGCTTGAGCTGCGCTGCGAGGTCTTTGGCCGACACGCTGCCCGTCGTCGGATTGAGTGCGCGCTCCACGCTGTACGTGCGGGCGATGAGCTGACGTGCATTGCGGAACTCGTCGAGCATCGCCGCCGGGAATCCATTCGTCGCCAGGTGCTGTTCAATCACGTTCTCCAGCGCACCGGCGCCGCTCCTGAAAGCGCGGCCCATGTCGGCCTCGCCACGACGGTAGGCCGCATCGGCCATGCCGCGCAGCTCGCGGATCTTGTCAATCGCGCTGCGAGCATCGAAGGTGGGCGAACGCAACGAGTCGATCTCTGCAATCACTGGATTCGGTGCCGCATCAGGGAAGCCTGCGGCAGCGCGGCGGTATGGGGCCGTGATCTGGTCGAGCGCGCGACCATAGGCAGCCGTGGGCGTGATGGTCCCCGTGCTGCCCACGGCCTCGTACGCCGTGCCTGCGCGTTGCCGGATGTTCTGCAGCAGCTCAGGTGTCAGCACTTCGTCGTCGGCCACGCCAATGGCTCGCTTGGCGAGCGACGTGGTCACCTCCTGATTGCGGGCGCTGGCGTTCTGCGCGGTCGAGATCTTTCCAGCCAGGCCTTCGATGACGCGATTGGTCAGCGTTGGCGCAACTTGGCTCGGCGGGATGACATACCCGACGTTCTGGGCGGCTTGTGCAGCCTGGCGGACGCCCAGCGGCACCTCGGGCCCGCGCAGCGTGCTGCCGATCGCTTGGCCGACTGCGCCGAGACCGCGCACGACCACCGGCAGCGCGGCGCCCAGCACTGCACCGGTACCGGCCTGCTCGGGATCCGCGAGGCCCGCAGTCACGCCGCCTGAGATTGCGCCGCCCGCTGCACGCACGCCTAGGCCGGCACCAGGTGCTGCAAGTCCGCCGGAAGCGATGGCTTCGCCCAGCGGCACCGCTACGCGCGGCGCGAGACCGGCGGCACCAGCGGCTCGCACGCCAGCGCCCAGCGCCCCACCGACCGGCAGCGTGGCGGCAATCTGGCCGCCGACGCGGCCAATGTCGGCTGCCGTGCTGCCGCCGTACTCCTGCTTGAACTGATCGACACCGGTCTTGTTGATGGCGGCAACACGTTCGCCCTCGGCAGTGCCGGCGATCTTGTCGAAGCCGCTGGCCAGAAGCTGCGCGCCGGTGTCGACAACATCTCGCGCACCGCGGCCGAGACCTGCCACAAACCCGGCCACCGGATTGACCGAAGGTGCCGCGGCAGGTGCAGTGTCGAGCTGGCCGCTGAAGGGCTGCAGGACAGCGGGCGCACTTGGCGCGGGATCGAGTTGACCGTCGAAGGGTTGCAGTGCCATGGGTCAGGCTCCAATGAATCGACGGCCTTGCGCGTCTTCGTACACCGGCTTGCCGCCGGAGGTGCCAATTTGCTTGCTCATGCCGGTTGGCAATGCCGCGGCTGGCGTAGGCGCCCCGGGGGTTGCCTCGCGCACCTGGGCCAGCCGCCTCTCCGAGTCGGGCACCTCGGCCAAGATGCCGCGCGTCGCGAGCTCACGATTGGCCTTCTTCTGCTCGATCACCTCTTTGCTGTCGCCTGGCTGCGGGAAGTACTGCTGTCGCGCGTTGGCGAATTCGGAATCGGCGATGGCCGCGCCGGACTCGCGCCGCAGCGCCGCGTTGATGAAGTCGCGTTGCGCCTGCTCGACCTGCTGTTGCTCCGCGCTCTGCGTGAAATTCGCCGCGGCGCCCAGGCCTACCGTCTCTGCAGCTCGCTTGATCAGACCCGGCTGATTGACGCCCTGCGCTGCCAGCTTGTCCAGGATGCCCTCGGACGCCTGCATCCGACTGCCGAACTGAAGCGCCTTCGCCTGCGTGTCATTCAGCGCGTTCTTGCCCTTCGGTGTGTTGGGGTCGGCGGGGCCGCCGGGAATCGGCTCAAGCCCAGTGCCATCCGTCTTCACGCGGTAGCCAGCGGGTACTCCCGTGTTGCCAGCGCGAATCGCATCGATGCCTAATCGCGCGCGATCGATAGCGTTCGCCTCCTGCTGTTGCGTGGTCTGGGCCCGCGTGCGCGCATCAGCTGCGCGCTCCTGAATCAGCGAGCGCTGCGTTTCGCCGGTCTCTTTCGTCGCTTGTGCAGCAAGTGCATTGCGCTGCTGAATCGGGCTCAATGCACCCTCGACCTGCTGCGCGAAAGCCTGCGCACCGTTGCGGCCAGGAGGCGCTCCGCGCGCGAGCGTCGTGCGCAGCGCCGCACCGTCGAACATGGCCTGCGCGGCCGTGGGCCCGGGGTTGTCGATCATCGTCAGTCCGCCCTGCGGCAAAGAGGCGTTCGATGCTTGCAGGCGGGCGAGGCGCGCATTCGTGTCTTCAAGGCCGCCGAGTGCGCCAGGACTTGCACCGGCCGGCGAGCCCACGTTGCTGCCGGAAAAGCTGTTGTCGGTGCGCGTGACGCCCAGCGGCAGGTTCGATGCCGGTGCCGGAACTGCCGCAGCGGGCACTGCGCCGAAGCCTGCCGGCGCAGCCGCTCGAGGCTCGCCGTCGACGGGCGGCGCTGCCGCAGGCGCCGCAGCGCCGACTCCGCCCTGGAACTGCGTGCTGCGCGGATCCGTCAAGTTGTTGAAGCGCTGTGCCGGCTCAGGTGCAGCAGCGACCGCGGGCGTGGCCGGCACGAATGTCGAAGGTCCGGTCGCCTGCACGCCGCGCTGCAGGGCGGCATCGTTGGCGTTTGTGCTCAACCGGCTGCTTGGGCGTGGGTAAATGCCGAACACAGCGCCGCCGCTTTCCGTCGGTGCTGCCGGCGCAGCCGGTACAGGCGGGATCTGATCGGCAGGCGAGCGTGGATCACTGCCCAGCGCCGAACGTCCAGCAGCGATGGCGCGCTCAGCGGCGAAATATCCCAGCCCGCCGCCCAGCACGCCGCCCACGGCAGTTCCCACCGGACCGAGCACTGAACCTGCTGCGGCACCTGCCCCGGCACCCGCGCCTGCCGCGCTGAGCCGGCCCACGCCTTGAGCGGTCTGGGTGGCGACGTCGAGTCCACTGGAACCCGGGTTGTTCGCCACGTCGTAGATCTGCTTGCCTTCGAGCCCGACGCCCAATGCTGCACCTGCACCTCCCACGGCGCGCGCCATCGGGAAACGGGACGCGGCAGCTTCTGCGGCAGGCAATGCGGCTGGTGCCGCCGCGGCCGTGACGCGACCTGGTTGCACGACATCCGCCGCCCCCATGTTGATTGCTGGCCGGCGTCCGATCACTTCGCTGCTTGGCTGAGCAGGTACTGTCTGCGCGGGAACGGCAGTTGCAGGCTGCGTTGGTGGCAGTTGCGTCGGCGGGACCACGTCGGCCATGCCCATGTTGATGGGGGGTCGCCGACCGATCACGCTCCCCGACTCCGGCGGCGGTACAGCGCCAAGTGAGGTGGTCGCCGGAGGCAGCGGCCGCGGGCGCACGCCGAAGCCGGTTTCGTCGGGCAAGAGTTGAGTAGCCATGAGGCGCCTTTCTGGGATTCCCCGGCATTCTTGGCGCGCTCGCTCGAAGGGTCGAACCCTACAGGGGGGAGCTCCATCGGCCCTTGGCGTCGCCCTACCCTGGGTACCTTCAACTAGGTAGATCAAACGCGCGAAAGGGTTGACGCTGTAGGAGCAACGGCTTTGGACCTCGAAGATCATCTGGCCGCTCACATCAAGAACTACTCCTGCGGCGTGCATCACCCAACGTGAGGAGTACCAATGAATAGGATTTTGTTCAACCTCTGCGTCGCTGCAGTGGCGGTAGCGGGCGCACACGCCGCGTCGGCGTTCGACCTCAATCAGGCCCTAGGGGTGCAGACGGCCTACATGTGCGACACCGGAGACGGCAAACGCGCCGTCATGCTCGCGTCCCATCCAAACTGTGGCAAATCGAAGAAAGACAAGGCCGAACGGTGGCGCGTGCTTTCGAAGGCGCACTGCAGGCTCAACGACGCACTGGCATCTGGCAATCCAGAGAGCATCCAGGCACGAGCGAAGGAGCTTCAGTCGACTGTCAATCGAGCAAAGATGTACCAGCGCTGCTACAGCACGATGAAGCGTCAGGCGAAGGATCTCGGGGCCGGATACGAGTCAGCGATGCAGTACATCCTCACCGCGGAAACCGGCGCGCCTCCCGCGAAATAGCCGACCGTGTTCTCTGCCAGCACGCGAGCACTGCGCACTGGCGAAAAAGGGCGAGGACTTCCACGCATTACCCCGCCTCCATCAAGTCTCACAGTGCATCTTTCCTCAACCTACCTGAAACGGAGCGCAGCCATGGCAAGCGACGTCGAAAACTTCAAAGATGAGTGGACAAAAAAGGTTCGCTCGAATCCCGAGAACTATTTGCCGGCAGATCAAATCAAGGGCATCAATGCGCAAGAGATCGAGCTGTCGTTCGCCGATGAAACGGCGATCAAGGCGCACCTCAGCGGCGCACTGCGCCCTCAAGGAGGCGTTTGCTGCCTAGTTGCGGTGAAGGTGCCACTCGTGGGTGGCATGACTTGCGTATCTCCCATGGGCGGCGATGCTGACAACATGTGCTTCCAGTGAGGTTCGCAAGCCGCTCGTGGCGCGGGGCGACCGTGGCGAGCCCTATCGGAGGAAGCCTCCAGCCGGTTACTTCGTTCCAGCTTGCTCGGCAATCTTGCGCACCGCGTCACCACTCTGCTTGCTTCCACGGCTCGAGCCGATGAAATAGGCAATGGCGCCCGTCAGGCCGATTTCCACGGTGCTGAATGCCCGGGTCATAAGCGCGCGCACGAACTCGTCGCTGGGCATCTGGCCAAAGAAGAACAGGCAGACTTCGAGCACATACACGCTGAGCAGGATGAAGAAGATCACCTGCGGCATGTAGTCCTTGGTGGCGACCTGGCGAGCGCGCGCGTCCTGCACGTCCTTGAGGTATGCCTGCTCGGTGTCAGCCTCGAGCTTTTGCAGGTCGAGGCCCATCTGGCCCATCTTCACCTTGAAGTCGTTGTCGGCCTGGCGAATGGCCACGAGCTGCTCGCCAGTGAGCTGTCCATTCGCGATGGCGCCGGCCACGTCTTCGGCGCTGGCGTCCACGCGGCCGAAGATGACGTTGGACAACGCGGCCACGGCCACCCCCATGGCGGGTGTCCCGAAGGCCGAAGCCACTGCGGGGGCAACGGTGCCCACGATCTTCTTCCAGTCGAAATCGGCCATGATCAGTTGTCCTGTGCTGCGTAGTCGAGATTGCCGGCCACGCGGTTGGTCCAGCCCTTGCCGAAGTTCGGCCACTTGCCGAGCGACGTGTAGTAGCGCAGGCGCTGTGCGTTGAAGCGCAGCAGCACGTCGTTCAGTTCCATCTTGGCCAGGGCCGCGGCGCTCAGCGGCCCCCAACGCCCGTCGTCGGCAACGCCGATGGCTGCCTGCAGCTTGCGCAGGCCCGTCGGGAGACCGCCATTCACGGCGAAATCGAACACCTGGTACTTGATCGCAGGATGCGCCTCGCCGAGGGCCTGCCAGAAGTCGCGCAGGTAGATCGCCTTCGCGCCGTCCCGCGTGAGCGCCTTGATATCGACGTTGGGATAGGAGCGCTTGCTAATGCCCCAGTTCGTCTCTCCACCCGGGTCGTTGGGGTCGTTGACGTAACCGCCCTCGTGGCCGATAAGGCGGTCGAATGCTTGGTCGAAGTTCATGGGACTTTCCTCGCTGGAGCATAGGTGGGCGCCGCGGGGGCGCTCTGGGTCGACTTGAAGGCCCGCATTTCGCCTTCGATGTTTTCCATCCGGAAGCGCAGCAACGCTTGCTCGCCGGCCAGAGTGGTGACCTGGGTGTTGCCTGCTTTCACGGTGATCTGCAGCTCGCCGACATCGCGCACCAGCTGGTTCACGTTGAAATACATGCTCACCAAGGTGAAGCCCACCGTGATGAGTCCCGTGAGCACCCACGGCAATGGAATGCGCAGATCAATGATCCGGGTGGTGCGTTCGGTTTGTTGCTCTTCGCTCATGACTCGGCAATCCTCAAGATGGTGGACCGGTCATCGATCCGTGGCGGGGGTTTTGTTGGTCGTGCAGAGTGCGGGTTCATTTCGTCTTTCCGGAGAGGCTCGCGCTGGGGGTTGGGTTTCGCAGCGCGTGGAGTTCGGCCTGCAGCGCCATCACGAGCGCCTTCAGTTCTTTGACGGCGGCCAGCGCAAGCAATCCTGCTGCGTCCGACGCAACTACCAGTCGGCCGGGCATCGCCTCGGTTCCGGCCACGGTGACGCCTTCGCGCAGAGCAACACGCATCCTCTGTGCACGAACGCCGACATACCGCGTCCGCTGGGAAGGCCCATGCATGGGAGACGGCTCGTCGACACGCTCGTAGGTTTCAACATCCACATGGTCGATCCGATCCAGCGCATCAGTGATGGGTTCGAATTTCGTCTTCAGGCGCTCATCGGACACCACATCCCACGCTACCGCAGCTTGGGCGCGACCGTTGTTCAAGAACGTGAAGTTAGCGGTACTGTTATTGACTTGAAACTGCCAGGCGGCTGACGTGCCGGGGGTGTGCTGGTAGCTCAGAACACCCACCGATCCATTGACAGTCGCCGTCAAGAAATTGTTGAAATTGGTCGAGCCACTGGTGCCGTAGTTAGAGCTGGCTACGGCCTGTGCGCCACCCAGAATTTGCGTACCAGCAAAAATTCCGTACGACTGAGCGATCACGCTCGCTGCAATATCTACCTGACCGTCGCTACGGCGGATCGAGAATGCGTTGGCGAGCGCTGCACCGGCATCACTGAACCGACCGATAGAGAAATTTGAGCCAGCATTGGAGCCAGACTCACTTGTCGAGTCGCCGAACTGCATCTGCCAACGGATCGCGTTGTTGGACATCGCGTTGATCGCATTGGTTTTGCCGGACGCGCCTTTATCAAAAATGAGAACCGCGTTGTCGTTGGAAGAGTCGATGCGGAGTTCCGTCGAACCAGCGTGAGCGACACTCAGATTTCCCGTCATCGTGTCGCCAGCGATGTTCACCGCGCCGAGGTTCGTTCGCGCCGCAGCAGCCGTGATCGCGCCCGTTCCGCCGTTGGCGACGGGCACGGTATCGCCCGTGGCGATCTCGCGCGGTGTGCCGGAAACGACGACGAGCGGGCGGCGGTCCGTCATTACGCCAGCACGATGGGCGTGCCCTGCTCGAAGTTCAGAGAGGTGGCCGAAGTGGCGAGGCCCACGCGCTGCACCGCGTTGCCCGAGGCACTGGGAGCGGTCACCGTAGCGCCCCCAGCTGTAGTGTGGAGGAACTGGGCACCTGGCGTCAGGCCAGTGACTGAAGTGTTTGTGCCCTCGAAATACACCGTTGCGTTGACACCCGAGCCGACGGCGGCCAAGACAAAGCCGTGCGCCTCCTTGCCAGCCGTGGTGGCGTCGGCCTTGCGCACGTTGGCGGTGCCTGCGTTGTTGTAGACGTTCACCAGGTTGCCCGCAGCAAGTGCCTCGCTGGTCAGGATTGAGGCGGTGTCGGCGCCGATACCGACCGGCATCATGGTGCTGTCGATGCGGCCGGCAGCATCCAGAGCCACCAACTTGCCCGCATCACCAGCACCTGCGCTGGCGTTTTTGCCATTGGTGATGGTCAGATCAAGAACGCCGCTGGCGTTCAGCGCTGGAATCTTGTTGGCATCGCCCGCGCCGGCGCTGTCGAGCAGCGCGGCTTCTTCGGTGATCGTTCCAGCGTTGTTCTTGAGGAACTTTTTGGTTGATGCGGTGCCCATGGCTTACTCCTGAAGAACGATGGGCATGCGCGCCCCAATGAAGATCTGGGTCGGGCTGGTGGCCACGCCTACGATCAAGTTGAATCCGGTGGCGGGAGGCACCTGGGTGAGCGTGCCCACAGGGCCGACGAAGACCGGTGCATCCGGCGTCCAGGCCCACGAGGGCTCGGTCATGAGGCCGCCGGTCTGGATCTGCGCCAGCGCGCCTGCGGCGACCGCGCCGCGGGTGATGCCCAGCACCAGGTTGGCGTCGGCCACAGTGGTGTGGTCGGCGTAGACGGCTTCGCCGGCCAGTACCCTCACCACGCGGTTGCCGCCGAGCGGGACTGCGGCAGGGAATTCGACGTAAGCCGCTCCCATCTCGCCCGGCGGTCCGGGCGGTCCTTGTGTGCCGACGTCAATCAGGGTGATCTCGGGCTCGCGCGTGACGATGACCGTGTCTTCGCCGTCGACTGTCACGATCTCGTCGGACGCGGTTTCGACCACGTCGGCCGGCTGCTCGACCGAATCGACCACCACGACGATCTGCTCATCGACGATGAGCTCGCTCTCGCCAACCTCGATGATCTCTGGTGCGCAGTTGCTCATCGCGTGACCTCGGGCGAGACCGACACCGATCCTGCGAACAGGCGCCGCACGGTGCCGTCGGCGAATTGGACCTCCAGGTCGTAGACGCCAGCCTTCCATGTGATTGCCGCGGTGTCCACCGCTTCCACGCGAAGGACGATGGTCCCCGCGGCACCGCCAAGAGCGATCCGCCCGTCCGTGGTGGACAGGCTCAGGAGCACGTCTTCCGAATCGATCTTCTCGCGCACCTGCATGCGTGCCGAGCAGCCCGTCAGGTCGACGGGCACGGCAGGCTTGCCAGTCTTCCACGTCACGGTCTTCGTGAACGTGGCGCCTTGGTCGATGGAGAGCTTGAGCTTGGCTGCGGGCATGGGTCGGCACTTTGCCGACGCACGTGGCGCGTGCCAAACCCTACTGGGGTGTGCCTAAACCTTCATGTTGCTGGAGCCCAGCCAAGAAGCTTCAGGGTCCAATCTCCGAAGCCGTTCACCAACGTGCCTGTCACCAGCATCGTCAGTTCGAAGAGTTTGAATCGTGCCGTGAGCGCCTTGCCCTCGCCACGTGTCCAGTACTCTGCTGCGACCCGTGCAAACTCCCTTTCCGTGTCGGCCCCTACCTTGTCGTGGAGGACCTTGATTTCGTCCTCAGAAAAGCGCCGGCTCGACTCCTGCTCGAAGGCCGTGCGAGCCGATTCCATCGCTTTCGGGAGAACCTCTTTCATCATCTTTGACATCCTCCGGCGGAGCAGATCGGGTATTCGAATTGCCCCAAGAACTATGCCGATGACAATGATCACCGAGCCGGCGCGATTGAGCCACGTTGCGTCATATCTGCACCCCAAATAGACTCCGAGCAGAAGCGCAGCGAGGCATAGCAAGGCCCCGCCCATCTCAAGTTTCCACGTGAACTTCATTCTGGTCCCCACTCCCAAAGATCCGGAGCATGCCAGAAGGCAGCCCGAACTTAAATGCTGCTGCTGTCACTCCCGCTAACGCTGGCGCCAGCATTGATCCCGTTGAGCGATGCCGCGGCCACCTGGGTGGTTGTCGTCAACGCCGCAATCGCCGCCTGCACGCGATCGTTCAGCGTCTGGTTCTTCGAGCGGAGGTTCGCCTCGTTGCCGGACTGCTTGATCTGGGCGTCGGCAATGGCCAGGCGCACGCGCGGCTCGAGCGCGGCGCTCTCGGCCTGGTAGAGCGCCACGAGATTGCGCGCCAGGTCGCTGCGCACGCTCACCATGGCCGTGGCCAGCCCGGCCGCCACCTGGTCGCCCTGCAGCAGCGTGCGGATGTAGTCGCCGGCACTCGCGATGGCCTTCATCCAAAGGTCCAGCGCCTGCTGCACGGCAAAACGGGCGTTCTCCAGCTCGGCGCGGAAAGCCTCGATGCTGATGTCGCGGCTTTGCTCGGCAAGCTTGTTGCGCAGATCCTGCTGGATCAGCTGCAGCTGGTGCACGAGCGCACCCGGCGGCAGCGGAAAGCCACGGTTCGCAAAGCCCTGCATGGCGTCGGCCTCGGCGCGCATGGCCTCGCCCTGCAGCCGTGCGCGGCCGCGCTCCCAGATCTGCTGCTCGACGTTGATATTGATGCCGGTACCGCCGGTCGTCAGCGCGCGGTTGATCCACGCGATGGCGTTGTCGAAGTAGGAGCGATCGGGGAAGTAGGTCTGCAGGTAGTCCACGTACCCGGTGGTGATCTCGTCGTGGATGTCGGCGCGGGCGTCGTCGAAGATTGCCTTCGCATCAGCCGGGTTGTTGTCGGGCAGCACCGGCTTCACCGGCATCAAGTAGCTCGTGTCGAGGTCAACGAGAGGCACCTGCGGCGCCGGGTCGGTCATCGCGATGGCATCGTCGGCCCGCTCGGAGGACGCATTCAACAGGGTGACCGCATTGCGCCACTTCGCATTGATGATCTGCGAAGTGACGACCGGCGCGCCCGCGCCGCCCGTGCTCGGGTCCGGTATCGAAACGATGTCGCCTGGGTTGATGGGCGTGGTCATGGGCGTGTCTTTCGAGAGAGGTCAGCCACTTCGAACTCGAGGCTGTCCACCTCGAAGTCGGAGCCATCCTGGTTGTAGAAAACGGGGATCAGGTAGTTCGCTTTCAGACCCTTGCCGAGCTTGAAGCGGTGCTGCTTCAGGTCATCGGAGCTGCTCTGCGCCTGGTACACGAACTCGCCACCGGGAACCGCGACCTTGACCTTCAGCGGGCGTTCCGACGCGGCGCCAATGAAGGCCTCGGAAATGGTTTTCTGCTGAGGGCTACCGAAGTCGAGCTTTCCAGGGCAGATCGCAGCATCGATCTGCGCGCCGGCATCGTTGGCGCCGCTCAACTCGAATAGACCGTCCAGCCTGGCGCCGTAGTAGCGGTCGCCGATGCGCGCGAAGCTGTTGAAGGGATAGTTGCTGTACGTCGTGCTGCCGAAGCCATCGAGGTTCACGGCATGCACTTCGAGGTCGGCGCCAGGCGTCGTGAGCGGCACGGCAAGGCCGAAGGTCTCCAGCACGCGCACCGTCTGCTCGCTCTGGGCCGTCATCGGCACCCCGAACGCGAATCCATCGAGCACGTCGACCTGGCTGATGCGCTCCACGGTCATCGGCACATCGAACGTAATGCCGTCCAGCACCTGCACCGTGTTCACCTTGCCGGCGGTCATCGGCACGCCCAGCACCACGCCGTCGAGCAGCACGGCCAGCGTGGGGTCGGACTCGTCGTAGCTGTAGGCCTCGACCTTGGGGAAGGCCGCGAACGACTCGCCGTAGGGATAGTCGGCCGAGATGCCAAACATCGTCGGGAAGGTGGCTAGGCTCTCGCCGGTGCCGCCGACCAGCATCAGCGAGGCGGCCTCCATCTTCGGGAACTGAGCGAAGGAGTCGCTGTCGGGCACCACCACCAGCGTGCCGCCGTAGCTGTACGCGGTCGCTGCTGGGAAGGTGGCGAACGAGCTGCCCGAGTCGAGCGTGTCGCTGGAGAACGCACCCATCTTGGGGAAGGTGGCGGTGCCGCCCTCCGGCTCGAGCGAGGTGGCCTCCATCTTCGGGAAGCGCGCCACCGACTCGCTGTAGTCGAAATCCGCGCTGAGCGCCTCGGCCTTCGGAAAAGTCGCCAGCGAGGTGCCGGAGGGCTCGCTCACCAGCACCGGGTTATCGACGTAGTCCAGCGCTCCGTACATCACGGCCGACAGGTACATCTGCGCGCCCGGCGCGTAGCTGTTCGGGTCCGTCCCGATGTCGCTGCCGTTCTTCTGAAAGGTCACGCCCTGCGGCTGCACCGCGATGCGCAGCACGTCGGCGGCGGTGAAGCTGCCGAGGTCGGCGCCCGTGCGCAGGTTGCGCACCGTGCCGTTTGACAGCAGCAGGCCGTGCGGGATGTGGCCATAGCCGGGTGTCGGGCTGACCATCGTGGACATGCCGATGGCCACGCCGGCGTTGCCCTCGCGAGCCGTGAACTCCGCATAGCCGGCGCCGATGGCGGCCTTGGACCGCGCAAAGGAGGTCCAGCCTGCCGGCGGGTTGTCGATGCGCTGCGCGCCCGAACCCTGAACCTCGGGCGTGGCCGGGTGGTTCGTGACGATGGAGAAAACCTGCTGGCTGGCCGGCGTCCCGGGCAGCCACGCGCGCTCTTCGATGTAATAGGTGCCGGATGCGTCGACGAAAGAACCCGGCGTGCCGGCCGACACCTGACGCCGCAGAATCACCCAGCCACCGGCCTGCGCTGGCGTGACGCGGCCATAGACTGTCTCGACGGAGGTGTAGGCCGGGCGCGCCGGCTGGTAGCGAACTGCCGGGACGCTGTAGGTCGATCCGATGCGAACGAGCTGGTTGGTCATGGTGGCCTCAGAGGATCGGTGCGGCGATGCGCGAGTCGCTGGCCCAGGGCGTGCCAGGCGTCGAGTTCGCCGGCTCGTTGTTGCGGCGTAGGAAGGTCAGCACGCCGAACTCGAGCAGCCGGCGCGCCTCGGGCACTAGGACGGGCGCGGCGGCCTGGTCCGTGAGCACCGCACGCTTCTGCCACGTGGCGCCGCGGTCGCGCGATTCGAACAGCGAATGCTCGCCGTCGTACATCGGACACACCAGCAGGTTGGGCGCGAGCGCGGTGACGATGCCGGTCTTGTAGTTCGGCTGCGGCATGGTGCCCATGGAAACCACGCTCACGGCGTCGGGCGTGAAGAGGATCTCAGGCGGCACAGCGGGCAGCCCGGCCACTCCGGTGCCGTCCGTGGGCTTGGAGACGATGACCGCGCCACCCTCGACGCCGGTGCAGCCGCCCTCCCAGAACGCGACGGCTTCCGCGAGCGAACCGTCGAACAGCGTCACGGTACCGAGGAGCGTGCGGCTCGCCGAATTCACGATCCCCAGCTTGACTTTGGCGTAGATCTGGAACTCGGGTCCGATGTCGGGATCGACCGCCGCATAGGGCACCACCGCATGGGCAATGCCGATGCCGGCGGCGCGCGGCGCCACGTTGATGCTGGCGGCCGTCACGGCCTGATTGAACTTGGTCGCGTAGCCTGACTCGGGAAGCGTCTGCACGGTGTCGAAGAACTCGGCGAAGAGCTCGGTGGCGCTGGCCGCGCTCCATGTCTCGCCGGCATCCGCCGAAAAGGTGAAGTCGAGGCCCGGGCAGTCGGCCACCACCACACTGCTGCCCACATAGTCGGGCCGCAGGTACTTGGTCATCATCACGTAGGAGCCCGGCGCCATCCGGTTCACGCGCGCGGCCGCGGCAAGCTGGTTCGGCATGGTCAGCGTGGTGCCCAAGGTCTGCGTGGTGCCGTCGTCGCGCACGAACGCAATGAAGTGCTGCCCTGCCTCATCGAGGCTCATGTACGCGTGGTTGTTGAAGGCCTTGCGCGCGCCGGCGGGCCCGTAGACCTCGCCGAACAGGAAAGAGAAGAAGGTCGCCGCCCCGAACGGTGCCGCCGCGAGGTAGTCGTAGAACGGCACGAACTCGCGCCCGTTGCGGGTGCGGTGGATCGTCACCCGGAAGACGTTGCAGGGCTTGCCGTCGAAGTCGATGGCCTCGCCGACGAACTCGGCCGACTGATCGAAGCCCAGACCGCGGCCGTAGTTCAGGATGGCCGTGACGCCCACCAGGTCGCCATCGTCGGCAAACACACCTCGGTTGGTGAAGCGGCCGCGCGCAGTGGCGGATCCGACGACGCGCAGTTCGTCACCGATCAAGCCCACGCTGTAGAAGCCGTCAGCCAGCTGAGCCTCGCGCGTGACCTCCAGGAACTCGCCCCGCTTGTGCGCGATGACCGTGCCGCCGGCACCGTCCGCACGCCGCTTCTTCAGGAAGGGCACGCGCGACGAATCATCCAGGAAGGCTGCGTCCATGCCGCCCTGATTGTTGAACCCGTCGCGGTAGCGGATCGGGCGGAAGCTCATACGACCTCGCGGGTGTTGACGAAACCAGTCCAGAAGGAATCGGCTTCGGGCGCTGCGCCCGGGGAGACATAGAGGTAGTCCACCTCTGAGGTGACAGGGACATTCAGCTTCACGAATTTCAGGCTGAGGTCCACGAACGGGATGGTGAGATCCAGTGTGAAGCGCAGCACCCCGTCGAGCCACACTTCCACTGTGCCGCTAGGCGAGACCACGGCGCGTAGCACAACCCACGCGTCCTGTACCACCACGCCGCCGATTTCACCGTAGGAGTCGTTGGCGAAGTTGTTGGTATAGGCCTCGCCGAAGAAAAAGTGTTCTCCAGCGTCGAAATAGAGCCCGAACTGAATCCAGTTGAAGTCGTTGTGGTCGGCGAGCTCGAATGAGCAGTAGCTCGTGACCGGGGTGGACGTCAGCACTCGAAACCGCGTTTCGAGCACAAAGCCGTCTTCCGAACCTGGCATCGCGGGAGAATCAACGCTCGAGCTGGGCAGGGGGTACTGCGCTTCAGCGCCAGTGAAAGCGCTGGTGACGACACCGCCGGCAACGGTCATGTCGTTAACGCCTGACTTTTTCCACTGGCCGCCGGGAATCCATCCCTCCAGGTCCGGCAGGCGGTCGGTCATCGTGCCCGAGCCGGTGAAGTCGTCGCGCAGGGAGGTCGGCGTGCCCGCGATGCCCCAGGTCGCGACGGTCCCGGCCGCGGAGAAGGTGACGTACAGCTGCACCGCCTGGGCGACGCCCAGAATCCAGCAGGTGAGAGTCAGCGTGCCGTCGTCGGGAAGGCCGCCAGAGAGCGCTACTTCACATGCGAACGGGTAGGTGAAGCTCCCGCTCGACACCACTGGCGCGGTGGCGCCACCGTTCCACTGCCCCGCCCACACCACGTCCCCGGAGATCAGCCCCGACGTGTCGCCCGCCACGCCGGCAAAGTATGGCGTGGAGGTGTCGGGCGTGTTCGTCCCCGTCGACCCCTCGGTCGGGGTGCCAGGGTCGCTGATCGGGACGCACCAGGCTGGAGTCATGCTGGATGGGAGGCGTTATGCGCGCGGCAGAGCGACCGCGTGCGCAGGCAAGGTCTGCGTGGCGCCGCTGGTCAGCGTGGAGTTCGTCAGGTTCATGTCGGCACCTGCGACGGCGACCGTGCCCTGGTAGCGTGGGGCCGTGGTGCTCAGCGTGCCGTCATCGGCCGTCAGCACGTGGCGGTAGAACGTGGGCGTGCCCGTGGCCGCGTTGGTGCCGCTCCAGGTCTCGCTCGCGTTCTTTTCGAGGATGCCGCCGCTCGGCGTGGCCTCGAAGGTGATGCCGCTCGAGCCGTTCTTGATGGTCACCAGCAGCGTGGCACCGCCGATGGCCGCATCCGCGTCCGCGGGCACCGCGCCGGCATAGACGCGGATCTCGCTGCCTGCATCGAAGATGGACTTGAGCGAGCCCGATACGAGCATCGCGTTGACAAGGCCGGTGGAGAGTTTGATCGACATGGTGTTTCCTTTCAGGCAACTGGGGTGACGTTGGGACCGGCGAAGACGCGCATGACGTCGCCGATCTCGTATTCCTTCGGAGAGGGCAGCCGCACCACGCTGAGCGCGACGCCCGCGGTGCTGCCCTTGGCGGAGGCCGAGGTCAGGGCCACCACGCGCACGGTCTTGCTCTGGGTGAAGGTGAACTCGGCAAGCGAAGCGGCATTGCTCAGCGCGCCGTCGGTAATGGCGCCGTCTACGAACTCGGGGCGCGTGGCGGGCGTATAGGCCGTGATCTCGGTGGCAAGGCCGGGCAGCGTGGCGGCGGTCACATCCTCGGTCGGCGTGTAGTCGCCTTCGAAGATGCTGATGAACCACGCCGGCACCGCGCTGGCGCTCTTGAAGGCCAGGCTCATCAGGAAGTTGAGGCCTTCCGTCGGCACCAGGTTGTAGGCGTGGAAACGGTCGATCACCTCGCCTGCCTTGTTGCTGACTTCGAAGTCCCAGCGGAGGCCGCGGTGCGGTTGGTTGGCATTCATGGCTCGGTTCCTTTGACGATGGATGCGATGGAAGAAGAAGCAGCGGCCGCGGCGAAGGGGCGCGCAGGCTCCTGACGCGCGGCGACGATGTGGTGGGCGCCGTCCTGCTCGCGGAACAGCGTGGCGCCTGCGCGGGCCTTGCCGAACTTCAGCGCGTGCTCCTGGACGTTGGAGGCGCTGCCATCCGGCGCGCCGATGACCAGCCCCCGCGGAGACAGCCAGAAGGCCTGCTGCGTGCCCTGCCCGTCCGGCGTCAGCACAGAGCCGCCGGAGCCCTGCAGGCCGCCATACGGCAGCACCACGGCGGGTGCGGTGTCGAGCAGGCCGCCGGCCAGCCAGTAGGTCTTGTCGGCGCAGACGAAGACACCGCCTTCGCAGGGCTCCACGACGGTGATCGGTGCCGGGAACGGGATGTAGCCCTTCGAGGGCGAAAACAAGCCGTAGTAGTACGGTTCCGAGATGATCAGCGCGGGCCCGGCCGCCACAAGCAGCGAGCCCTTGTAGTGGCGCACGCTGGAGCCGGGCGGCATGTCGGCCAACAGCAGCGAGCGCGGCACCGGGCCATTGTTCGACAGCGCCACGATGTCGCCGCCGTCGGCGAAGGTTCCGTTGAAGACCGAGCCATTCGGGCCGGTCATGTAGATCATGGTGTTCGGGCCCAGGCCGACGATGTGCAGGCCGCCGTTCTCGGGCAGCGTGATCGCGACCGGTGGCGTGGAGCCCGACTCGCCCAGCGGGCCCAGTTCGGTGAAGGCCAGCTGGTAGCGGCCAGGCGGCAGGCTGCCGGCGATGGCTGATACGGAAGGCGTCACCGCTGGCCGCGGCGTGGCCAGGGGCAGCGCGCTGGTGCCGCGCAGCCGGCCGATGCGCTGGGCGTTGGACCACACCACGTCGCCATCGGGCATGCGGGCATAGCTGATCGGCGCCAGCTCAGGCAGGCCGGATAGCACGCTCGTGGGCACCAGGCCGCTGCCGGTTGGCTCGAGGTGCATCAGGTCGTTGGCGATGGCGCAGTAGCCTTCCGTCTCGTCGCCCCAGACCGAGTGCGCGGCGACACCAGCGGCGGCGAGCACATAGCCGCGACGGCGCTTCATCGAACCGCGAGACGTGAGATCGATGTTGTCGCCGGCAGAAAGGTAGGTCGCCTTCGTGCGGTCGGGGAGCGTGCGCGCCAGTCGCGTCGGCTCCAGCCGGTTATTCACGCCGGGAGCGAACGAGCCGAGCTTGGTAGGGCTGACACCGGCCATGTCACCACCACGCCTGGTTGTGATGCGGCCGGTTCGTGCGCTGGTCCTTGCGCAGGTCGGCATCGGGGCGCAGCCCGAAGTACTGCTCGAAGGCAGTGAGTGCGATGGCGGCCTTCTGCGGGTTGAACACCTCGCTGTCGGGCTTGCTGTAGCCGCGATGGAGCACCCAGTGCACGAGGAAGCGATGGTGGATCGACCCGATCTCCGGCTCCGTGCTGCCGTCGCTGTCCGCGGTGATGGGCGTCAGGGGCGTGCGGTAGCCCTCGAGCCGCAGCGTGTAGGCGCGATCGACAATGCCCGGCAGAACAATGCGCTTGTCGTCCTGGATGAACCGCTCGGGACAGCGGCGCTCATCCCTCCAGCACCGGTCGATTGCGTCGAGTTCGTCGCGCGTGGTGATGTACAGGTCTTCGACGAAGCGCCCGGTGTCGGCATTGAGCAGCCGGGCCTTCGTGACCTCGAACATGCGCGGGTCGAGCGGATACGAGCTCTGGCCGGCCACCACGCTGATCTGCACAATGGCCAGCGTGTAGTCGTCGAACAGCAGCTTCTTGCGGATGGAGGCCTCTTCCTCGGCCTCGCCGAAGAAGCGCGCAAGCTCCGCGTCCTTCCACAGCAGATCCCCATCGCCGCCGCCTTCGCTTGTCGGAAGGTCGTCGGCGTCGAACCGGAACGAGGCGATGAGGTCGACGAGGGTCATTGCGGGCCGTACTGGTCGATGAGGCGAGTGACAGCGGCGCGCGTGTCGGGCAGCGAGAGACGACCGTCGACCTTTTGGCGGTAGTGCGTCATCGCGAACTCGCGCAGCGCGGCCTTGTCCATGTTCTGGACCTGGTCGCGCATGTCCTGCGACTGCTCATCCTCGGTTTCCCCGAGCTTCGCGGCATGCACCACGTCGCCAACCGTGAGCGGCGCTTCCTCGAACATGTCGCGGTGCTTCAGCAGCTGACGCGCCAGCAATGCGCTCATAGCCTTGATCTGGCCCTTGGCCCAGGTGCCGGAGCCGTACAGGGTCTCAGCGTGCGTGTCGCGGCGTCCGATGTACTGCACGCCCACGGCTTGCACGCCCTGCCCGGCTGGCAGCGTCATGTTCCCGATGACCGGCTGTTCTGCGGCCTGTGCGGCAGCCACGGCGGCCAGCGCATGCACCACGCCACGGAACAGGTAATCCTTCGCTTTTTGCTCGGCCGGCAGCTCTTCGTAGGGCCGCATGCACGGGTGTTCCTTCTTCTCGGCGTCTTTCACTTCGCCGTAGACCCAGCCGTCGGCCAGCTTCTGCTCGAACCAGCTGATGTGGCTCTCTTCGGGCGTGGCATCGGGACTGGCCAAGTGCATGTCGACACCCGCCACTGCGCTCGCGCGCTGCCAGTCCGGTGCGTCGGCCCACGCGGGCTGCGTGGTGTCGCCGAGCGAGGCGCAGTAGGCCCGGTTGACCTCGTGCGCGACCTGTGCAATCTGTTCTCGATTCATCTCTTGCTCCTTTGGATGGAAAAAGGGGCGGACCGGAGCCCGCCCCGAAGGGGTTCAAGGAGGGATGGGTTACAGGGGACCGCGGTCTTCGCCGTCGATGAAGAAGTCCGCGCGACCGGCCGAGGCGTGCGCCGCCACCTGGTTGGTCCAGATGAGGTAGGCATCCTTCGGCAGCGTGACGGGCTTGTTGGCGGCCGTCATGCGGGTGCGCGCGGCCGTGGCGGCAGCGAGGTCGGCGAAGAAGTAGTCGGCGTCCTGCGGCACGCTGGCATCGTCCACGCCGTCGGCGTACTCGAAGCCCAGGTCACCGGTGATGGTGGCCGTGAAGGCGTCAGAGATGACTGCCAGGGCATCGTCGAGGCGCGTGCCAGCCGGCAGCAGGCCGAGGCGCACCTTGTCGGTGGCGCCGATCGCTGCCGTGGCGTCGCCGCCGAGCAGCACGCCCGCAGCGTTGGTTTCGAGCACGAACTGGCGGCGCAGCATGTTGCCGTAGGGCGTGCCGCCGAAGGCCGGAGCGGCCAGCGGCTTGGTGACGTTGATGGTTGCCATTTGAGGCTCCTGAAGTGAGTTGAACGGGTTGTGTCAAGCAGGCCGGCCGGAGCCGGCCCGTTGCATCACTGGCCGGCGATGGCAACCGCGGTGTCGATCGCGATCACGCCGTTGTCGGTCGGCTGGTAGGTGTCGCCGCCGTAGTTCACGTCGAAGCGCACCTTGCTCTTGCCGCCGACGGAGCCGATGAGCACTTCCAGCTTGTCGCCGTGGTCGAGCTCCTTCTCGCTCCAGAAGAACGGGTTGCCCGAGCGGCTGTTCTTGCCCCAGGCCTCGGCGAGCGCCTGGCCACCCAACAGGATGGCGCGGTCGACAGCGAAGCCCGTCCCGAAGGAGGCCGGCACCAGGTCCGTTGCGGTTTCCGCCTCGTCGGTGAGGCTCGGGCACCAGCGCAGCGAGTTGCCTGCGTAGAAGCGGATCGGCTTCGGCATCTTGACCAGGAGGATCCCGTTCCACAGACCAGCGTCGCCGGTGAAGAGCGGGTTGCCCTTCGCTTGCTGAGCCCGCGCCATGGCCGAGGCCTGCAGCGTGCGGAAGTTGCCCGACTTCACGAACGAGGTGTACTGCTCGGGCGAGAGCAGCAGCACGCGCAGCGGTGCATCGTCGGCCATCGCGTCGCCTTCGAACTTGACGGGCGGCGGCGGCAGCGGGATCGAAGCGATGACGGTCGCGATCGAATCCACCACGTCCATGTTCATGACGTCGGTGGTCGCGATCGAGATCTCGTTGCCCGTGGCCGCGATGCGCTCGATTCCGGTACCGGTCGACATGTAGTGGCGGTTGCGCGTGGGCGCCTTCACCGGGTTCACGGCGATCTCCGCGAAGTCCGGATCCGAAGCCAAGGGCATCGCCCATTCGATGTTGTCGTGGAAGCCGCGGGCGCCGGCGAGGTGCACCAGCGTGCGCTGGTCTTCCAGGCGCAGCATGTAGCCCTGGCCAGCGGCGCGGGCCAGCTGGCGCAGCTGGTGCGGCGTGCGCTGTTGCGTCATCGTGTCGCCAGCCGAGATCGGCTTGCGCGACTGATTGATGCGCAGCTTGTCCTGTTGAAGGTCAAGGCGCTCGCCGCGACCCTCGGCCATGCGGCCGCCCATGATGGGCTTGCCACCGATGGGGTTGACTAGGTCGAAGGTCACTTCGTCGCCGGCGACCTTGGTCAGGTCCATGCAGCGCACGATGGGCATGTCGGTGCTGGATTGCACACGCAGCTTGCCCTCGGCGTCGCTCTGGGTCGGCATCTGGCCGGTCAGGCGGTTCAGGTTGGTGAGGCGCTGCATGGTGGCAGCGAAGAGCCCGACCGATTGCGCCTTGAGCGCGAGCGGCGAGCCGTACGGGATATTGGTGGTTGGCATTCAAAACTCCGTGGCGGGATTGGTCACACCAGCTTTCGCATCAAGGCTTCGATCTGCGCGGGCGTCTTGCCCTCGAACTTGGCCATGAGGTCGAGCGGGCTCATTTCGGCCATGGCTTCGGCTTCGTCGTGATGCGCCTGCGAGCCGGCCGGAACATCCGTCAGGCTGGTGGGCGTCTTCGGCTTTACCGAGGCAATGACTTCGTCGGCCTTCTTCTGCGGGTCGACTGCTGGGGCGGGAGCCGCGGCAGGTGCAGGCGCCGGCGCGGGCGCTGTGGCGGGTTGAGCAGCCTTGTAGGTGTCCAGCATTTCGACCACCTGCCCCGCGGTCCCCTTTGCCAACACAGCTTCGTACGTCTGGCGCACGAGCGACGGCTGCGCGGTGAGCCATTGCTGGTACTCCGCGCTGTCGACGATGGAATCCATGTCGGGATGATGCGTGTAGATGGTCCGGAAGTGCGCTTCGGCCGCGGTCTCTGCGGCCTGCCGTTTCACCGGCTCCAACTGAGCAGCGAGGTCTTCCTTGAACGGCGCCATCGCTTTCGCGACCAGCGTGCTCAAGCCCTTCTCGATTGCCTCGTCGGAGTAGTCCCCGAAGACCTTCCCGGCCGGTGCCGGGGCATCTGCAGGTGCCGATGCCGGCGCAGCCGCAGGGGCAGTGGTGGCTTTCGCCAGCTGCTCCCGCAGTTGCGCCGCTTCCGCTTCGGCCTGGTCGGCTCTCGCCTTCTCGGCCTTCGCTTCCTCCCGCGCGCTCGCCAGCTTCTGGTACGGGATGGTGTGCTTGCCATCCTTGGCCAGGATCACAGAGTCGGCGCCTTCGGCAGCCGGAGCTGCTGCGGGAGCCGGTGCCGGCGTGGGTGCTGGTGCTGCTGCCGTTGCATCAGCCGCAGGGGCCGGTGCCGGCGCGGCAGGCGCGGGTGCTGGTGCAGCCGGAGCGGCTGCGGGTGCGTCGGTCGTCGCTTCGGTGCCGGCGGCGGGCGCGCCGGTGTCCGCGGCAGGTGCTGCCGTGGTATCGCCCTCGATGTCGCCCGTCAGAAGGCGGGCCATCGCTTCCTCGCTCACGTTGCCGTCGGCGTCCGCGTGCTTCTCCAAAAACTGCTCAATGTTTGCCATGTGTTCCAGTTCCTTGCCACATCTCGCCGTGGCCGCCAAAGGTCTTGGTGGGTGCTTCGCCGGGATGGCGTTGCTGGGCGTGATGGTGTCGAGGAGGAACGAAGCGGGCGAACCCTACTGGGGGGGAGTGCTGCTGTGCGCTACGCTGCCGTTAGGAGGGACAACCCATGGAACCGATAGCGCCTGTTTTCGACGCAATGAACGAGACGGATGTTCGAGAGGAGGTGATTGCGCCCCTCATCAGGAAGCTGGGATACCGAACCGGCACAGAACACAACGTACTACGCGAGCTCAACTTGACCTACAGCCAAGTGCAGCTTGGACGAGAGAAGGCCACGGACCCACCCCTGAGAGGCAAGGCCGACTACATCCTCGAGGCGGGTAGAAGAGTTCGATGGGTGGTTGAGGCCAAGGCACCATCCGCACCACTGGACCAAGCAGTAGCGGCTCAGGCGTGGTCATACGCCAACCATCCAGACGTTCGCGCCGTGTATTTTCTCGTCACGAACGGCCGACACTTCCAGCTCTATGTCACGTCTCGCGGCCCCGACAGCGCGGCTGTACTGGAATTCGCCTACGAAGATATTCCGGCGCGACTTGGCGCCATCACCAACACACTCGGTCCCGGCGGAATTCTTCGTGACTTCCCTGATGTTGTGATCGATTACGGAGAGCCACTCGGCCCAGGGCTGAGGTCCAGGGTGCGAATCAGCAGCGGCCGCCTGCGGGTGCACCGGCTCGAGCCCAGGGTTGCGCCGGTCGATCAGATGACAGTCAACATCGTTGACGGCTTCGCTGCCCGCAGACCCGAGGGTGGAATTGCAGTCACCTATAGGTCGGAGATCGGGGTCGCGGTTTTGCAGGCGATGAACGAGCAGATCGGTCTGAACGTCGTCGAGCTCTTGACTGAGGACAACACCCTTTCGGTTGATCCCGCGAAACCGACGATGTTTCGAGCAGCGCGCGAATTTGTGATCCCGAAGGGAACGCCAACCATCGATATCAATACTTGGAAGCACAGCATCGCGTCTGTGGACATCCGCATGCAGGTCATTTGGGAGGCTGCCGGACACCTCCGAGGACAGAACTTCGCGGGCACCTTCACTTCGGCGATGAGAATGACAATGGAACTGCCGGAAGTCGGCCTCCGAGCGATGGACTTCAACAATGCCGGCGCCTTCCAGTTGACACTCGTTTAGGCGGGAACGTTGTCTGTAGCCCTCTCGGTCTCAATGCCTCGACCGCTACCATCCAGCGGCGAGCCCGGACCCGGCGGCACCGGTGGCAGCGCCGGGCTGGTGTTCTCCGCGACTCCCGGCGTGCCCGCAACGTCGACCAAGGCCGGGGGCGGCAGCCCGGCGGGTACGGGTAGGTTCGGATCGATTCCACCCGGCGACGGCGGCCGATAGCCAGCGGCCTGCGCCACGACGTCGGCCACCGGCGCAATCGCCTGGTTCATCGCGATGGTCGCAGCCGTCTGGTTGGCGGAATACAGGCCTTCGACATAGGTCTTGAAGGACTTGGCCAGCATCTCGCCGATCTCGGCATCCAGCTTCTCCTTCGGGTAACGCATCGACAGCTCTTGCAGCTTGAGGTCGCGGGCGTCGGCAAGGCGCGCCTGGTTGACGGCCTCGTCGATGCGTTCCTGGATCTGATCCGGTGTCATCTGCTTGGCCGCCTCGCGCACGGCCTTGATGATGTCCTCGCGGTTCGGCAGGTCCATGAGAGCGATCAGGTACGGCATGGCCACCTGCTGGAACTGCGGCGGCATGGCCTTGAACGCCTCGGACATGGCCGACAGCTGCTGGCTGCGGTAGCTCGGCGTGCTGGGCACATCGTTCAGCGCGACCTTGAGCATGGTGCGCTCCACGTCGTTGTCGAGGTAGGTGATGCCGTCTTCGTCCTGCACGGGCGCGTTCAGCTTCACCACCTGCTCTTCGCGCAGCGGATCGCCCTTGATGACCACCGTCTCTTCGCGGCCGATCGTGTCTTCGACGATCAGCGACAGCAGCAGGTCGCCGACCTCGGCGCGGCTCGTGGCGAAGTTGTCGTTGATCTCGGCCAGCGCTTGGGTGCTCTGCTCGAGCTGCGTGGCTTCCTGGAGCCCGGAGTTCGCGCCGCTCTGGGCGCCCTGCAGGCTGGGCGAGATGCCGCTGACGCGCTGGATGCCGGCGCGCGAGTCCTGCAGCATCTGGTACTGCTGCTGGTTGAGCTCGAAGTCGCGCTGCACCTTGAACGAAGCGCCCGGCTTGGCCATGTGCTCCTGGTTGAGAATGATGTCGGCGTCCACGCGCCCGACTTCCCTGCGGAACTGCTCGTCGGTCCCGTTGACCGCGCCCTTGGTGCGCTCAGTGCGCACGGCCGACAGGCCCCAGCGCAGCTTGCTGTTCGTGGCGTTGACGTTGTCCTGCATGTACATCATGCCGCGCACCAAGCCGTACGGCACCCCGGTGCGGTCTTCCTTCTTGCCCCAGAACGGCACGTACGGGAATTTCTGGTGGCGGTATGGCGTGGGCATGTCCGAGAGCCGGTGCGGTCCCATCCACATCGACAGGCGCATCTTCGGCACGATCGCCCATTCCGGCACCGTAGCGCCGATGGCCACGAACTGCACGTGCAGCGGATTCTTGCGGTCGTATTCGACCACCCGACCGTCGGGCATCTTGAGAACGAGCACGCGGTTCCAGCGGCGGTACCAGACTTCGAACAGGCACACGCGCTTACCCGTCATGTCGCGCCACTGCTGCTCTTCCACGCTCCAGCCACGCTGCTGGTCCCATGCGCTCACCAGGTCGGTGGACGTGCCGCCTTCGGTGGTGCCGAGACCTTCGTAGATCGGCCAGCCGCTGACCACCTGGCCGATCAGCTCCTTCTTGTCGGGGAACATCAGCTTGGCCTGCGAGGTGGGCGTCCAGCGCCGGCGGATCAGGTAGCGGGCGTCGCTCAGGTCTTCCTCGGTGGCCAGCATGTCCCACCAGATCTCGTTGCGGTGGATGGCCTTGCACCGGTACGGGAACTGGAACGGGTTGGGGTTGCGGGAGACTTCGACCCAGCCGATGCCCGCGGCAACCTGCGTCTTGAACGCGTCGGAGCACGCCTTGTCGGCCTTGCTCTTGCGCTCGGCCTTGTTCAGCTTGAAGTTGAGCGCCTTCGCGACCGTGTCGCCGCTCGGATCCTCGGCGTCCGGCTGGACGCGCCAGTCGGCGCGCGTCTTGGCTTCCAGGCCGAGCACGGCATCGATGGCGGGACCGATCAGCGGCTCGATGGCGGGCGGCATGCCGATCTGCTGCTGGCGCTGCAGGATCTCGGAGCTCAGCTGGTTGCCGTCGTAGTACTCCATTTCGCGGTCGGCCTTCGCACGCCAGGCCGGCTGCTCTTCGATCTCGTGGAAGTACTGGCTGAACTCGTCGAGCGTCAGCGCGCCGGTCTCCGCGTCCTTGTCGGCCGTGCGAGGCTCGGGCCCATTCAATTCGAGTGTGGATGCGTTCATGGTGGTTCTCAGATGCGCCAGTCGGGCGCCTCGCGGGGAGAGGTTTCGTGCAGTGCCACGACCTCAGGGATGTCGGAGAGGAAGGTCTGGGCCACGGAGTCGCCCTTGTCGGGCGAGCGGCCGAGCACCTCGCGGATCTCGTCCTTGTCGCGCACCAGGATGGCGGCGAAGCGGCCGAGCTGCACGACCTTGTAGCGAACAGCGCACAGATCGGCCAGCAGCTCGTCGTCGGGCGGCAGCGAGATCGGGTCTTCGGCCGTGGGGTCGAGCGCCTCGCGCATGAGCCAGTACATCTCGGCGCGCTTGTTGCGGAAGCGCAGGTTGCCGGTCTTATCCATCATGTCGCTCTTCTCCGAGCCGACTACGGGGACGCACAGCACGTTCAGGCCACGCAGGAAGTCGAGCACCGACACGCCCACGCCGATCGCGTCCACCGCCACCGGCGCGCCATTGCGGATCAGGCCCACCACGAAGGCGGCGCCCTTCGGCCCGTCGTTGGTGGCGATGCCGGGCACGGTGGACAGCTCATCGAACCAGCTGCCGTGCCGGCGCGCGGCCGAGGTCTTGTCGATGCCGCCGCGGGCAACGTCCAGGCCAACGGCCGACATCGGGCCTTTGTTGTCCTTCGGCTTCCAGCGCGCCATGGCGGCCTTGATCCACTCGGTGGGGATCAGCTGCCAGACCGGATCGCTGCGGCCGGCCAGGAAGTCGCCACGCAGCATCTGCGAGCGCAGCGGCTCGGGCAGCGATTGCAGCGTGGCCTTGTAGCCGGTCATGCTGAGATAGAGGTTGTCGTCGACCGATGAGGGGATGAACGTCCGGCTCATCGGCTTCATCAGCTCCTTGCCGACCATCACCGGCTCGGGCCCGGGCACTTCCATGTCCTTGCCCAGTTCGTCGGTCACGAACCACCGCAGCTCGCCCGGCTTGGCCGGCTTCGGGTGCTTCGGGTCGAGCCACGGCGCCCAGAAGCGGATGACCCATTCGCCCTCGCTGCTGGTGGGAGGGTTGCCGGCGCAGATCACGCGCTGGCGCACCTTCGGGTTGTCCGTCCGCATCCAGCCGATCAGCGTGCGGAACTGGGTTTCCAGAAAGTGGGTGATCTCGTCGAAGGCTTTCAGGTCGTGCGGCCGGCCCTGGTACTTCATCCAGTCATCGGGCTCCTTCACCGAGCCCAGTTCGAGCACGCGCTTGCCGGGCAGCCGCCAGACACCGTCCTGGCTGTTGTAGCCCTTGCGCGTGCCCAGGATCTTGGTCATGCGCTCTTCGATGCCGACCAGCTGCACCGACTCGCGCCGGAAGATGATGCTGTGCTCCTGCTGGGTGAGCGCGGCGCCGAGCAGCAGGTCGGTCTTGCCGCCGCCGGCGGAGCCGCCGTAGAAGACGATGTCGGCCAGCGACTCCAACGCCATCGACTGCGGCCCGACCTGCGCCATCCACAGCGGCAGGCCTTCGGTCAGCAGGATGTCGAGCTCGGCGCGCTCCATGTCCGTGAGGAACGGCATGAGCTTCACCAGCTCGGGCGCAGAGATGTCAGGCGCCATCGGCTGCCCTCTTCCGTGCGGCAGCGAACAGCGCGGCCAGGCGGCTGGCACGCTCGGCGTCGCTCAGCTTGCTCACGATCCCGCCTTCGTCCGGCACCAGCTTGTCGATGCCGTAGGCCTCGCGCTCGCCGCGGCGGATCTTCTCGTCGACCTCGGCCAGCTTCTTCAGCGATTCGATGCGGATCGGCAACGCCAGGCCGGTGGCGGGCTCGGTCGGGTTCTCGGTACCGGGCGGCGCCGCGGCGGTCTTCGGATCCGGCGTGGCCGCTGTTTCGAGTTCGAGCAGCAACGAGTCCCGCAGGCTGGAGAGCTTGGTCAGGCCCGCGCGATGGGCCATTTGGACCTTGTAGACCACGTTGGCATTGGCGTCCACGACCACGGAATCAGGTACGCGCTCCTTCGTGCGTACCTCATTGCGTACCGCTTCCATGCGTACCAGCGCGTCAGCCTTGGCTTGAATCTGCGCGGAGAGGTCACGGGTCCACGTCTGCGCCTTCGCCCTCTTCCGCACGGCTCCTTCGGAGATACCGTGCTCACTGGCGATCTGGCGAACGCTCTTCACGCCCGCGCGGTAGTCGGCTTCGATGGTCGGCCAGTGGGCCGTGGGCTTGTCTGCTTCGGGTACGCGCGCGTCTGTCATGGACCCGGATGATTCCGGGTGCGTACCTGTTCTGCGAACCCTACTGGGGGCTTTCGCCTTGGGGCGGTGAAGCTACTGACGTGGTTGCCTGACGACTCAAAGCTTCGGCCTTCGCCTTGTTCGCAGCTTTCTTTTCCCTCCTTGAAGGGTCGAGGTCAACAACGTTCATCCATAGACGGTCCCAGCGGGTCAACGGCCGGATGTCCCCGTCGCTGCCGAACGCTTCAGAAAGCTCGTTTTCGCATTGCCTGACCAAGCAACGCAGGGCGCCGGGCTCTTGGGCTTCGAGCAATAGGACTTCGGCGTTGAATTTGTTCAGCGTCTCCCCGGCTTCCAACCGGCCCGCGAGCATGATTTGCGCATGGAGCCGTTTGAAATCGCGTGCAAGCTCGGAGTGCTTTCGAGCTTTCGCACCCGGGCCATAGCAAAGGGCGACTGCGCTCACGATCGCGACCAACCCGGCAGGAATCCAGCCGAATCGGACGTTGCCAATAATCTGGGAAAAGGCAGCGGCTCCGCCCAAGATGCCGACGCATTGCGCGCATCGGTCCACACCATCCAGGAACCGCTCACGTTTCTGGTGGTACAGCGCAGAAAGCATGACCCGCCAATAGAGGTCCCATGCCTCCGGCGAATAGCGAGAGGAAGCGAGCGTCTCTTGCGTCACGCTACTTTTTCGGCGGAGGGGGAGGTGGCGGGCGCGTTTGAAATACCGTCGTGTCGCGCTTCTGGCTCAGACCGCCAGTTACGCTACCTCCCGTGCGGGGGCGACTTGGGCGGGGAGGCGGCGGAGGTGGCGGCGGAGGGGATGGAGGTTTGGTTGCCATGCCCGATCTTACGAGTTGTGACACTTCAGAACCCTCGGGTTCACCCCATGACAGAAGGCCACTCAATTGTGGTGCCAGTTGACCCTTGCGCTGCTCTCTCGGCAGCGGCTTGCCCTTGGAGAGGGCGAATCAGGTCAAGCAGAGGGGCACATGCGTCAGCCGGGCGTCACAACCGGGCGTTGGCACTTGCCCAAGGCGAGTGCGTAGTAGCACCCATAGAGCAATCCGATTGGCGACCGTGCGTAGCGCCGCTTTTGGAACTTGGCTACGGCCACCTCCTGTATATCCAGACTCAAGGGCACACGGTGGCACACTCCGGGCAAATACATTGAGGAGGGCCAATGGCCACGTTTTCCCAACGCATCGGCTTAAAACCTTTGCAAAAACCGATTCAAACCGAGGCGATCGACACTGAACTGAGGAACGGGCTTTGGACGGTGCTCAAGATTGGCGTTTGGGACTACTTCAAACCGTACCTCGGCTCGCAAGTGGCGGAGAGACAAGCAAAGGACGTTCGGCTCCTGATTCAGATGATCTACGTCCACCTGTTCAAGCTGCCGATCGACTCAGTTCCGGAGTTCGAACCTAGCACTCAGAGCAAGCGGTCCTCATACTTTGTGTTGAGACAAATGGTGCTCGAGAGCGAATGGCATGAGGTTTACGACCTTGTCGAATTCATAGCGCAGAACGTGCCCGAATATATGCAAGAACATCTTCTCGAAATGCTCAATGGAGTTCTGGCGAGAGAGAACGCCGGCTACAGGTTCGTGGGAGATGAACTCGTGCAAATCACTGAGCCACAGGAAATTGAAGCGATTGAGACCGCGACGACGAGCGGTTCCAGAAGCTCCAAAGAGCACTTTCAGCAAGCACTCAGCATGCTTGCAGATCGAAAGAAGCCGGACTTTCGAAATTCCATCAAAGAATCGATTTCTGCCGTTGAAAGCGTCTGCAAAACAATCACAGGCAAGTCAGGCGCGACCTTGGGGGACGCCTTGAAGCTGATCAAACAAAGCAAACCCGTGCAACCTTTGTTCGAGCAAGCGCTTATTAAGCTGTACGCGTATACAAATGACGCTGGCGGCATTCGACACGCACTAACCGAAAACGCGGTTGAGCCGACTTACGCTGATGCAAAATTCATGCTGGTAGCTTGCTCTGCGTTCTGCAGTTATCTTTGGACATTGGCCGCTGAGCTGGGCTTGAGCATCGAGTAAAGCGCCCGTAAGCTGGTCAACGCCTCTTCCAACCCCTATTCGCTTGTGCCGGCGACCTCGGCACCGTAGCGTGCCGAGACGATAGCCCTGGCTACCGCGATGCGAGGCGTCGCTCCCTCAACCCACCCGCCGCGGCCTTCCGGCAACTTGCCATTGGGGCGACCGACGACGATGGCGCACCACGTGAAGTTCTTGCCAGGCATCGGGGCGACATGGATTGCATCGCGCTCAAGAAGCTGGTCGAAGTTGGGCCAGGCGCTGGTGTAGGCCGTGCCAGGTAGCTCGCCCAGAGCCTTCGCGACCCACGCATCGAGAGTTTTTCCGCCGATTTCCGATGTCTTCATGCTGGACGATTCTCCAGCATCGAAAGGCTCAGCCGGTCGACAGCGAAGCCCTGATGATCTTCGCCACCTGCGCGCGCCGGTCCGGTGGGTGCGGGAAAGTCTGGTCGGCCTGGATGCTGATCCGCACCTGCAGGCAGGCCAGCACCCAGCGCCGGTAGGCCGGGTCTGAATGGCAGCGCTCGAGCACAGCGTCGCGCGGGTCCGGCGTCCCCGACACGGCGCACTCGCTTGTCTGCGCGACGGCCGGCGTCGACGTGCCCACCGGACTGATGGGCTTGACGTTCACAGGATCCGCGCCTTCATCATCGATTCGGCCTTCAGGTAGCGGATGCGCGCCTCGGCGTCACACCACCACTGGATGGCTTTACCGGGGTTCGCCGGCCAATCCGGCGGGTCTTCGCCCATCACCGCCGTGGCGCTAAGCGTTGAGATGTTGCCCTTGGCATCGCGGCCGATAGCCGCGGTGCTGGCGAAATGGTCGAGCAGCGCGGCGTCGCGCGTGGCGGAGTCGATGTGGCTGCCGACCCACTGGAGGGCTTGCTCTTGGGTGCACTCGCCTTTTGCGAACATGGCGAGGATTTCTTCGATGCTGGGGATCATGGTGCTTATGTGGAGTGGATGGAGGTGATCTCGATCAGGCGGCCGCAGACGCCAGGCGGCACTTGAGTTCGTAGCCCATGAGCGGCCACAGTTCGTCGCGCGCATTTGCGATGGCATTTGCCACGCCAATCTCTGGATCGTCGTTCTCCGCCGATACTGCGGCCGACGGGCGGCCAGTGACAGCGAACCCGCTGCGCGTGGTGAGCACGGCCCAGCGCAGGATCTGGCCGGAGGGGCTCACGTGCTTCACGATCTCGGTGTCAACGATGTTCGCGGCAAGGTCGTCAGGCGTGATACGGGGCGCGGTCTTGCCCTTGGCCACAAGCATCTGCTCGCTCGTCGCGTCCTGCTGTGCGGGCGACATCACGGGGAGAGTGCCCGGCCCGGTCGCCGTCGTGCCGTCCGTGTACTGTCGCGTCTGGATCTGCGCTTTGGCCTGCCCCTTCTGGAAGGGCATCCATTCGCAGTGGCCATGGCACACCGGCGCATCTTCGCCGTCCTGGATCAGGCGCACGCTGGTGCGCGGATGCGGCACGCCGTTGGCATCGAACACGGTGAGATTCACGCACGCGTCGGTCCACACACGCGCGATGATTGCGGCCAGCGGCGTGCCTTCGTCTGGTCGTGCGAAACCGGACTCTGCCGCGTTGGTCGCCGGGAAATACCAGACGACACGGCCCACGGTGGGATTGATGGTGGAAGGGTTCACTGAAGCTCCTGAGGTAATGGGCTCTCGCCCGGGTGGTGGCCTCGCGGCCGGTTATAGAAACGGGATCTCGTCTTGCTTGGGCTGCCGCTGCAGCCGGCGGATTACTTCGTCTTGCTGGTCGACGCGCCGCTGCGCGACGGCGAGCTGGCGCTTGAGCTCGGCGACGGCATCTGCCAGTTCGCGGGCCCCTTGGAGGCTGGTCAGTTCCTCGGAGCTGCCGCGAAACAGGTTGCCGATGCAGCGCCGGTCGGCCGGGTTCAGGTCGAGGCACGCATCGCCGACCTCGAGCTTGGCCATGCCGCTCGGCAGCACGGTGAGCGAGATGGCCTGCGCCGGCGGCATTTCCTCCACCGGCTCGAAGACACCAGGTGCGACACGCCGCAGCCTCCCGTCTTCCAGCATCCGTTTGACGTGGTCATCGACGACGCTGTAACTCTGGCCGGTCATCGCGACCACGACGGGGCGCGTGGCGATGCGACCGGCGTTGTGCAGGTCCAAGATCGTCTGGAAAACCAGCTCACCGACACCGCGGCGGGCTGGTTGAGGCTTTTGGCTCATCGGGCTCCTGTGTGACTTTGGGTGGCGATGCACACCTTGACGCTGGGGTGCGCACTGCGGATCCGGTTGCTTGTGCGCACAATCGCGGCTTCGTAGACGGAGCGCGCGACACTGGTGCGCTGAAGGTGGTGCCACTCCTGCAGGTCGCGCATGGCGTGCAGACCTGGGCCGGTGGTGCCCATGCGGCTCGTGGCCAGGTAGCGCTGGTGTGCCTCGTTCAGCACTTCCTCGACAGCCATAGCGGCCGGGAGTACTTCGGGGCCGATACCCATGGCGCACAACGTCTGGGCGAGGTTCGTGAGGTCGGCAATGGTCCGCCAGTCGTCGACCGTGGCCGCGCCGGTGGCGAAGCATTGGATCGCCGACAGCTCGCGCAGGCGCAACTGGTCCAGCAGGCGGTCTTCGGTGATGCGCGCGCCGGCGATGGCCAGCGCCACCGGATTGGTCAGCGCGTAGTGCTGGCGGCGGGTGCGCTTGCGCATTCCGTGCTCCTCTTGAAGCGGAAGCCGACCTGGCCCTGCAGGCGCTCCAGCTTGCCGGCGCGCAGCAGGCCTTGGATGTGCTCACTGGCTGCGTTGGCGCTGGCGTAGCCGAAGTGCCGCGCGATCATGGGCATGGTCGGCATGTTGTCGTTCGCGGCTTCGAACTCGACCATGTAGGCGAGCACGGCCGCCTGTTTCGGTGTGAGGTCGTGGCTCATGCCGGCACGTCTTCCGGAAGGCCGAGCCGTTGGAGTACTTCGTCCACAGCGTCTTCGCCGGGGTCGCGGATCGGTCGCAGGTACTGGTCGCCAATCACCATGGGCAGACGGACATCGTGACCGTCAACCAGCCAGCACTGATGCCCGCGGCCGTGGCTGCGCGCGCCATTCTTTGCCTCGACCAGGCGATGCCCACTTTCGGCGCACACGACGTACACCGGCAGCCCTCGCATGGCGATGTCTAAGTACGGCGCCACGATGTACGCCGTGTCTCCAGGTACGCAGTTCATAGCGTCTCTCCTTTCCCAACAGGGGTTGCATTCAGGTGGTCCAGTGCCCACAGCGCGGCAGCGCGATCCTTAGGCGGCTGGGTGATGTCGGCGGCCACGGCGCGCCAGTAGCCGACCTGTTCGAGGTGCGCGCGCATGAAGGTCATTGCCTTCAGCACGCCGTCCGCCGGCCCTTGGTCGAGCCAGCGGTGGCAGGCGAAGCATCCGGGCACGTGGTATTCGTCGTTGGCCTTGCGAGCGCCGGCCTTGCCGTGGATCGAGAGATTCGAGTGGCATGCCACGGTTGTTTCGGTGCCGCCGATGCACACGCCGGGCACGCGCAGCAGGCAGTAGCGGCCGCGCGCCATGCTCAGCAGATGCGAGTTGCGGTGCGCTTCGGACTTTGGTCGAGCCGTGGGCGCGGCGGAGACCCGGGCGATAACGCCAGCGCGCTCGACGCGGCGCAGCGGCGCTGCCGGCGGCGCAACATAGGCGCGGCGTGCGAAGCCGGTGCCGCGGGACATGGGCGAGCGCTTCATGCCGCCACCTCCGTCGCAACAATGCGCTCGTAGTGCTCGACGTGCGCCGCTTCGAGTACGCCGTCAATGTTGAAGCGCCGCGCGCGATCACCCTTGATCGGCACCCACAGCACGCCGTCGAACTGCTCCAGGGGGATGGCGCGGTCCTGCGGGAACGGCCAGACGCCATCGGACACGCGCACGTGCAGCAGCGTGTCCATGTTCGGCAGCACCTCGGCGCGGAGAAAGGCATCCCGCTGACCGTCGAGCGCTCCGCCCTTGAAAACGCCATGCACAGGGCACATAGGGTTGCGCTTGCGCTGCCTCATCGCTGCATCGCCTCGTACTGAGCCCGCTGCGCGCGCGAAGGCGTCCACTGCACGCTGTTCTCGGCGCCGTACGCCAGCAGCCATTCGATGAAGCCGGCCGCCAAGGTCGTGTTGAAGCTGCGCGTCTGCTCACCCACCATCACGAAGCCTGGGTGGTTCAACGCCGGCACCAGTTCGATGTCACCAAACCTCGCCCAATGGTCACGGAACTGTGGGTCATCCTTGGTCTCGTGCTTGAAGGCGTCGACCAGCACGCGCTTCCACGAGATCGGAGGCAGTTGCTTTCCGAACAGACGGCACTGCTTCGCAATGTCGTTGAGCATCGCGTGGTACTTCTCCTCCTGCAGCCGGCTCTTCGTGTCCTTGCGCCGCTTGAGGGTGAGCTCGATGGAGTGGCCGGCCTGCAGGTCTTCGGAGACGTCGGACGCATACCAAGCGCGCACGACTGACTTGTATTGCTCCGGGCTGGTGATGGTGACTGTCTTCATGGTGTGGCCTCGGTGAAAAGGTCTGGCTGGCGAGCGTCTGACGCCGGCAAGCGGCCGGGGCCGCGGCGCGGCTTCGAGCCGGTGATGGCGGTGGCGCACTTCGGGCCGTAGGCCGAGCCGGCCAAGTAGACCGGCTGGCGCGACAGCGCGCGATGGCAACGGGCGCAGATGGTCATGACTGCGTGACCCTTCCCCAGTGGGCAATGAGCAGCGCCTCGGCGCGGCCGTCGTCCTTGGCGCGCCGCAGCTCAGCTTCGAGGGATGGGTAGAGCCGGCGGGCAACAACCAGCGAGCCAGCCTTGCGCTCGGCGTCCGTCTTCTTCGCGCGGAACGCACTGGGAGCCTCGATCAGGCCGAAGGTCCGCTTCCACGTCTGGGGGATGACCTCGACCAGAGGGAACTTCGTGCAGTCGATCGCGCCGATGATGATCCCGACCGTCTTCATCATGGAGCCCATTTGCTGCATGCCACCGCCACCAGCGCGCGCATGCAGCTTCTCGAGAAAGACGCGGCCGCCCACCGCTGCCGGCGCGTGCTCGCGCTTCAGCAGCGCCAGCGCCAGCCCATCAATGCGCCGCTCCTTCGGATGAATGGGAAGGTCGAAAACCGAGGCACGCCCGGTCGCGCTGTCGACGAAGGCTACGGCGCCCGTGATGCCGGGATCGATGCCAATGTTGATCACAGGTCACCGCCTTTCGAGCCACGGGCGACGCGGACCTGGCTGGTCGGGATAGGCGTTTCTGCGGGCCAGTTCTGGAAGCGCGTGTTCTCGCCGACATACATCAGGTCGACATAGCCCGGCTCACCATCGCGCAGCTTGGCGACCGACAGCTTCGCGAAGTACTTCCATTCGTCGGCAAGGGTGGGGTTCGCCTTGAAGGGGCGGTGCACGAACATCACGATGTCGGCGTCCTGCTCGACGGAACCCGAGTCGCGCAGGTCGGACAGCACGGGCATCTGGTCCACGCGTTCTTCGACCTTCCGGTTCAGCTGGCACAGCAGGAAGATGGGGCAGCCGAGTTCCTTGGCCAGGCTTTTGAGACCCTTCGTGATTTCCTCGATCTGGTAGACCCGCGGCATCTTTGGATCGGTACCGGCCATCAGTCCCAGGTAGTCGACGATCAGACAAGCCAGCTTGCCGTGGCGTCGGCGCAGGCCCCGCGCGGCAGCGCGCAGCTGGTTGATGTTCAAGCCGCTGCGGTCGTTCACCTGGAAATTCACACTCCGCAGCCGTTCGACGGCCGCCGTGATGGCGGGCCAGTCGTAATCCTTCAGTCGCTCGCCGCGCTTGATGCGGCTCAGGTGGATGCGCGACAGCAGCGACATGGCGCGGCTCACCACCTGGGCCTTCGGCATCTCCATCGAGAACATGCCCACGGTCTTGCCGCTGTTCAGACCCATGTGCATGCCCATCGACAGCGCCAGCGCTGACTTGCCCATGCCTGGCCTCGCGCCGATCACGACCAGCTCGCCGTCGCGTGGGCCGCCGTCCAGTCGAGCGTCCAAGTCGATCAGGCCGGTGGGGGTGAAGTCGTCGACGGCAGTGCCCTCGGCCTGCGCATTGATGCGGTCCAGCAGTTGAACCACGCCAACGTCCATTCCCTGCCACTCACCACCAGTGCCGCCATCGAACATGTGGGTCAGCAGCGACGTCGCCTGCTCGAGCGTCTCCTCGAATCCGACCCCGCGCTGGCACGCCAAGCCGTGGATCTCACTGCTCGCGGTCATCAGCTTCCGGCGCAGCGCGAAGTCGCGAACGATCAGCGCGTACTGCCGCACGCTGGCGGCGCTGGGCATGTACTGGGTGAGGCTGTTCAGGAAGGTCAGCCCGACCATGTCGGCCTTGCGATCACGCTGCAGCTGGTCGTACACCGTGAGCACGTCTGCCGGCTTGCAGGCGTTCAGCAGGCTGCTCAGCGCGCCGAAGATCAGCCGATGCTCATTCTTGAAGAAATCCGCTTCAACGACCATGTCGCCCACGCGGTCCCAAAGGCCGTTGTCGAGCAGCAGCGCGCCCAGCAGCGATGTTTCGGATTCAGGGCTCCACAGCACCACAGGCGCCAGGAGTTGTTCATCGACGCGGTCGTTCATGTGGTCGCCTCAAGGTTGGTTTTCTCCAGCACCTGCTTCAGCCCTTGCGACTTCATCAAGTACTCGATGTCGGGTTTCCAGTTCGCGTGCTCGCCGGTTCGCGGCGTGCGGCCCATCAGAAAATCGTTTTCGCGGGCACGTTGGAAGTAGCTGCGCAGCCAGTCCAGCGCTTCTTCGGCAGTGGTGGCACGGCGCGAGCCGTCAGGCTTGGTCGATGTCAGAACCCATTGCCAGCGGTCGCGGATCGCCTTCTCCCGGGCCTTGTCCATGACCCGCACGCCAGGCAATTCAGGCAAAACCTCGTGGTAGATCGCGACGATCTGGTCCGGCTTGCAGGTCGGCAGCCGCGCTGTCGACGAGGAAGCGTCAGCTTCCGGAAATAACCCCGTAGGAGAAGACGAAGAAGAAGATGAAGGGTGGGGGTTATGGGGGGGTTTCTGCCCGGGTTTCACTGGGGGGGTTTCTGCCCCGGTTTCCGATTTGGCAGGACGCCCACCTTTAACCCCGTGTCCGGCACCTTTCGCGCCGTGCTCGGCCCCCTTGTGACCGTTCTCGCGTCCGATCTGCGCGCGCAGTTCGCGCGAGGCCTCATCGCGCACCATGCGGCGGCTGAAGATCGCCCCCGACTCGGCACGGGAGAACACGCCGGCGTCCTCGAGCTCGTCGAGCATCGACTTGCACTTGCCCGTCGTAATGCGGCACAGATTCGCCAGCTGAGCGGGCGCCATGGGCTTGCCGTTGAGCGTGAGGTGCCCGTACGGCTCACCTTCGTGCATCAGGCAGTTCATTTCGTGCCAGAGTCCCCGGGCCGGCTGCGAACAGGAATGCAGCGCCTTGTCCTTCCACCAGTCGCCCCAGTAGTACTGGGACGCCGGTCGCTTCGTGGCGGTGGAATCTGTCACCCGACCAGCTCCTTCGCTTTGGCCTGCACGTGCGCTGCGGCACCAGCAGCAGAAAAGTAGCTCTCGCCCTCCTCTTCTGCCTGCTGAATGGCGGCATCGCGCGCGGCGATCTGAGCCTCCATCTCCCGTCGGTGCCGGTGGGCACCTTCGCGGTCGCCCAGCGCCATGCAGATCTCGATGCCCAAGCCTTCGGCGAGGATCAGGTGCGCGCGCTGGCGGTGAACCAGCTTCTGGATGGGGGTCATGCAGCCTCCGCTTCGGTCCGGAGTTCTTCAAAGTCGAACAGGCTGGGCATCGAGATCTCTCGAGCCGCCGATTCGCAGTACATGACACCGTCTGCGAAGTAGCCCGGGCTGAGCTCGCACCCACGGCCGCGCCGGCCCAGCCGGATGGCCCGGTAAGGCACCGTCATCAAGCCACCGAAGCAGTCGTAGACCTCGTCGCCCGGGTTCGAGTACTGAGCGATTGCGCGGTCAGCAATGTCGAACTGCATCGGACACAAGTGCATTTCCCGGCCGGCCGCGGATTGAGCACCGTTGAGCGTGCGCATGCGCGTGATGTCGGTCCACACCTCGTCGTGCCAGGACTGCGGCTGCAGCAGCATGAACGAAGGCGGGAGCATGCCGCGGGCGGCCAAGGCCTCGCCGAGCGCCACGTCGTGCTCGAAATCGAATACCTGAGTCAGCGAGTGCTGCTTGAACAGCTTGAAGATCTCGTCGGCCGGCAGGTTGATCAGGTCCTCAGGCTGCAGCAGCCGGTTGCCGCTGGAGCGCGTGAAGCCGTGGGCGTCAAGTTGCCAGCGGGCCCGCGAGTACTGCGCCTTGTCTTTGACCACCGGCACATCGGCATACCCGCGGCTGCCGTCGGTCGGGGCCTTGCGGAACAGCAGCAGGTATTCATTCATGCCGAAGCCCATGCGGGAGCCGTCCTTGCATTGCTCGGTCCACCCGAGGCGATAGGTCTGCGCGTTCTCGCGCACCACATCGGTGACGATGGTCTTGCGACCGATGAAGTGAAAGCCGTGACGACGGAAGCACGCCACCGTGTCGAGATCAAAGGGGTATTCGGTTTGGAAGCCGACGCCCGGCACCATGCCGCTGGGCACGATGCGGTTCTTGACGTGAATGGCAGCCACCCTGCCCGGCTGCAGCACGCGCAACAGCTCCGGTACCAGGTAGTCCATCTGGGCGAAGAAGTGCTCGTTGTTGTCGGTGTGGCCGAAGTCGGCGTAGTTGGGCGAGTACTCGTATTGGGTCGAGAAAGGGATCGAGGTCAGGATCAGGCCGACGCTGTCGCTGGCCATCCGCTGCGTTTCCTTCACGCAGTCCTCGTTCACCAGCGTGTAGCGCTCGCCGGTCACCTCCACGCGCTCAACGCCCATGGCGCGCGACAGGGTCTGCGCCATCGCGATGCGCGACAGCCCGTAGGTACGGATGATTTCGCTCATTTTTTGCCTCAACTCGATGTCTTGTTTCCACTTCCGCTCGAGGTTGCGGCGCACCTCCCGCTCGGCTTCCGTGTAGATCAGGTCGACGCGCACCGTGTGCTCCTGCAGGAAGCGCTGGAGACGGTGGATTGCCTGGATGAAGTCTTTGAACTTGTGGCCGATGCCGAGGAACACCGACCAGTGGCAGTGCCGCTGGAAGTTGACGCCCGAGCCCAGCATCACGGGCTTGCCGGCAAGCTCCTGGATCTGGCCGTCGGAGAAGGCGATGACCGCCGCCTCGCGCTCGTCAAGCTCCTGTGTCCCGTAGACGGTGACCACGCCCGGGGCTTCGCGTTCGATCGCATGACGTTCGGCTTCGAGGTCGTGCCAGATCACGCGGTGCGCAGCCGGGTCTTCGGCGCGGATCTCCTGCAGCTTGGCCATGCGCGCCGGCAGGCTCTCGCGCTTCTCGCGGGCAGAGTCCACAACGCCGATCGCCTGGTGCTTGAACATCAGGCCCTGGCCGCGCATATCAGCGCCAGCGTCGCTGTGGTCAGAAGGAATCTCGTGCCAGCGCACGTCGAGCTCCGGCAGGACGTAGCCCTCGTCGGAGAAGCTCGGGTCAAGGTCCGACGGCAGTTGCACGAAGAGCGCCCAGCTGGCCATCCACAACCAGAACTCGCGTTCCTTGTGCGGATGGATCGTCAGCTGGTCGGCCTTCTCGCTGTTGCGCTTGAAGAATCGGGTCTTCGCCTGGCCGACATCCATGACGCCGAGGTAGGCGCAATACGCGAGCAGTTCGACATACTCGTTGGGGCTGGGCGTGGCCGTGGCCACGAACCGATAAGGCACGCCGCCGCTGCGCAGGCGCTCGTGCATGTTGCGGCGGTCATCGCCTGCGAACAGCGCCATGAACTCCCGGAAGGTCTTGCTGCCACCGAAGCCACGCAGACAGTCGGCTTCGTCCAAACTGGCCACCGAGAACAACTCGGGGTCAAGCTTTCCGTCGCGCACCGTTTCGTAGTTCGTGAGGTAGATGCCCTCGGGGTCATCGCATTCCGCGGCCGAGCGGACGAACTTCAACTTCGGGATGCGGTCGGGCCGCCCGGCTTGCCACGAGCGGAGCTGCGCCCTCTGGTCATCGGTGAACTTCGGATCAATGCCGGTCGCCAGTTTCTCGGCGTCGCGGATGAACTCCTGTCGCACGCCCAGCGGCAGCACGATCAGACCCATGCCGCCGGCGCGCGCGCGGACGATGCGCACGATCTCGATCTGGTCGAAGGTCTTGCCCAAGCCGAAGCGCTTGAAGATGGCGCGCCGGCCGCCGGCCACCGCCCACCGGACCGTCGCAATCTGGAACGGCGCCAGCAGCGGATTGACCTCGCTGGCGTCGATCTCGAAGCCCAGCGACTGCGCCATCTGTACCTTGGACTTGAGGAATTCCGCGTACTCCATTACGCGGCGCTCCAGACGGTAGCGAGCGCATGCCGGCGCTGAATCGCGCGCTGCACGGAGGTCATCACGACGACGGGAAACGGCTCGATCTCGGGCTCCGGCTCACCCTGGATCAACTCATCGCCGGCCGCTGTGCGGCGGAAATACGCGATTTCGCACTTCGGCGCGCCTTCGTTGATGCGCTCGACATAGCCGCGGCGCTTGAGATGCGCAACGTTGGTCATGAGCAGCTTGGCGTCGATGCCTGTGACCGAGGCCATTTCGCTGTAGGTGGTGCACTGCCCGATCGCTGCGAGCGTGCGCATCATCTTGGTGTCGGCGTTCATTCGGCCGCCCTCACCGCGCTGCGGTTCTTCAGCTGCTCCAGCGCCTTCATCGCGCGATTCATCGTGTTCGCCGCGCCATTGAGCACCTCGACCAGCTTCACCTCTTCATCGGCTGCCGTCTTGCGATCCGGCCGCGCATGCAGGGTCTCGTCGCACGCATGCATCAGAGGGTCGTAGGCCTCGCAGAAAGACATCAGGCGCAGCACCTGGCCGAATGTCAGGCGCTGGTCGCCGGTGGGGCTGCAGCAGGCCTTCAGCCGGGCATATGCGCTCTCGGGCTTCATGTCCGGGAACATGAATGCGGCCACCTCCTTGAAGGTCTTGCCGCTGTCGCCAATCGCGGTGGCGATGGCGTCGAATTCGTCGTCGTAGAAGAGCTTCATCAATGCTTCCCTAATCGTTAGGGGTCAAAAGGGGTGTGGGTTCAGCCCAAAAAAAAGACCATCGGTCCTATGTTTCAAAGCCTTCACGAACTAGCCGTTGAACTCGTCGAGCGCCTGCGTGTCGAGCGCGCTCTCGCCCTTCAGCACGAGCCAGATGGCGACCGCGCCAGCGGCGAATGCGACGAGAGCAGCGGCCGGACGGCCGATGTAGAAGGCGCTCAAGGCGAGCGCGGCCGCCACCAAGAACAGTGCGTAGGCCAGGACCAGCGCGACGACGATGGCCTGGCGCTCGGTGGCGGGTGCCCACCCTCCCGCGGGGTAGAGTCCGAGTTCCTCAACACGGACCCCGCGAGGGGCGGACAAAATGACACCAGAGGACGAGCACCGCTTCGCGCTGATGGAACAGCGCATCGACTTGCTGGAGCAGGAGGCGGAAGGAGCGAAGGCTCGCGCCATGGCGAACTTCGCATTGCTGCGAAGCCTCGTTGCCGTACTCCCGAGCAGGGAACTAGCCGCACTGGAGCGGACCTTCGACGATCTCTCGGAACAGCTGACCATCCAGTTCATGTACGCCTCCTGGTCAGAAGCCACGAACGAAATCGCTGCAGCCAGCTACGAGGACTGGCTGGACGTGATGCGGACGGAATTGAAGGCTCGGCACGAGGCATCCAACCCGAAGCCCTGATCACCTCTGCCGCGCTGATTGATACCGCGGGAACAAGGATCTCGTGCTCGGCGGACCGCCCTGTCGGCTTGAATCTCTTAGCCAACCCTCTCGGGGATTCGGCTTCATGCGCTCGAACCTGCGCGGACTTGCGTGACGCCTTCTCCTGGGTGCTGCGCATGTCAGGCGCCCTCTTTCGCGGGCTCGAGCTTTGGCTCAGCCGCTACATCCGACAGCGGGCGGCCTTTGGCGTGAGGCCAAGTCCGGTCCTTGACGCGGTGCCACTGGTGCGCGGGTAGTGTTTCCTCGACCGTCACCTCACCGTTCGAATGCAGTTCGAACTGCGCAGCGAGCACCGTGGTGGCCTTGCGGTCGCCGTAACAGACGTTGCGAATGTGCCCGACAGTGGCGCCGCATTTGTCGGCGAAGATCTTTCGATCCTCCGCGCTGAGCCCGAAGAAGTACGGTTTTATGTCCATACCCTGAATTACATCGAATGATGAAAGAGCTGTCAACATCAAATGATGTAGTCGCACTGATTCACTCGGCGGCCATGACCGCCAAGCTCATTCGAATCTCCCGGCTTAAAAAATTTGCCAAAGAACGAGGCATCGAAGGACCAGTGGCGCTGGGCCAGGCCATCGGCCGCAAGACCAATCAGGCGAGTGACCTTGTCTCTGGTCGGGCGTCGTTCGGCGAGAAGGTCGCCCGCAGCATCGAAAGCTTTGCCGGTCTGCCCGCAGGCTGGCTGGACGAAGACGAGGGCGGAGAGGTCACGCGCGCCGTGATAAAGGGCGCAGGCGGCTCAGTCGATCACGACACATTCGATGTGCCCCTGCTCTCCGTGGCCGGGTCCATGGGGCCGGGTTCCGACGCGATGCCCGAGGAGGTCGTCATTGGCCGACTCACCGTATCGCCCCAATGGGTCAGCCGCACCATTAAGCCGCTCACCAAGTTGGAGAACCTGCGATTCATCCACGGCTACGGTGACTCGATGGACCCGACCTTTGCCGATGGCGACATCCTCCTTGTCGATGTCGGTGTGAGCGAACCTAAGATCGACGGCGTCTACGTGATGGAGGCCAACGACCGGATCTACATCAAGCGCGTGCGCCAGCGGATCGATGGCACGTACGAGATCAGCAGTGACAATCCAACAGTGAAAACTGTCGACGTGCTCGACGGCTCGCAGCCGGTGGAAGTGCGCGGGCGCGTAGTCTGGGCCTGGAACGGGAAAAAACTGTGAAGGGAGCGAGAGATGGCCTACTCAAAAGCATTGGTGGCGGCTGCCTTTGCCGCAGCGGCCCTCGGCGCAGGCGCACAGGTCCATCGCTGCACTGACGCAGCGGGGAAAGTGTCCTTCAGCGACACCGCATGCCCGAGCTCTGCGAAACAGGCTGCCCGAGTACTCGGCGCCGATGCAACTGATCGGCGCTGGGAAAACGAGGCCTATGGCAGACAACGGAATATGGAGAGCATCGAGGGTGCTTCCCGTCTTCTGCGAGAGCCCACAAGTGACGCCGTGGGCGATGCTGGTGGCGGCATCATTCAGAGCGATCCCAATGAGCGCATCCGTGCTCAGGATGACCGAAACATGCAGCGCCGCCTTGGCGAACTAGAAGCTGATCGAGCGCGGCGGGCGCAACGAGAAGAGCGCCGCAGGGCCGCCCCACCTCCCCCACCACTAGCTTCAATCGGCCGACGCCAGATCAGCAACTGCAGCGGAGACTTTTGCTACGACAGCCGTGGCGGAAGCTACATGCGCAGCGGCGAGAACCTCCAGCGCAACGACGGGAAGACGTGCACCCCGACCCCTGGGGTGCCCGGAAATTTCGATTGCCGTTGAGCCACTAAACCGCCGCGCCGCATCGACCCACCAAGCCCGCCTCGCGCGGGCTTTTTCACGTCTGCTTCGCCCCTCCGTCATCTTTTGATGAAATATTTTTGGAAACTACATCATTTGATGTTGACATGAATTTCATCGTTTGATGTAATTTACCCATCAACACAGGAGATGGGCATGCAGACACAACGAGTCGAGAGGAGCCGGAACCGCCGCAGCGAACGCCGCGAGCGCGTTGAAGCCAAGCACCACCCCGAAGCGGTGTTCGTGCCGACCGAAGACCAGGCGCTGGGCAGCGACTTGGCCGTCAACGAAGCCAAGAGCACGCAGGCGTACTACGCCTTCTCCGACCACTTCGCGCTCGAGCAGCAGAACGGGCGGGCAGCATGAGCGGGCAGCACACGCCGGGCCCGTGGTGGACGACAGGTTCTGGCGTTCGCGACAGAGGTGGGTACATCTGTCATACGAATCCCGCGCAGCGCTACGAAGGCCAAGACGACCGATTTGCGAAAGAGACGGCCGAGCGGGCCGCAAACAAGCTCTTGATCGCCGCCGCGCCCCATCTTCTGGAGGCGACGGAAGCCTATTTGCAGGCACAGGACGCGCTCGACAACCGCGAGTTGCAAGGGCCGAACGCCGAGGATTACTGTGTCCTGCTCCGTCGTCGCAACGCCGCCCGCGATGACCTGGATGCAGCCATCTCCAAGGCGATCAGCGGCTTCTCCCTCACCGCCCAACAGCTGATCGACTCGCACCGCACAGGCGACGCCGCGCTGGGCTCGGTTGCCAAGGCGGTTGGGAGCACGTCATGAACGGGCAAGTCGAGTTCAAGCCTGCAGCGCACGACGACGGCGGCCCCGCATTTCCGATCAGCGACCCGCAGAGCACCCACGCCACGGCAATGGCCGCTTCGATCCATATCGAAGACCCGGTGGAACGCGAGCGCGCCTACATCCTGGCGCGCGCCGCCGCCGTCATCGGCATGACGCTGCGCGACTACTTCGCGGCCCAGGCGCTGCCCGCCGTCGTCGCGAGCGCAAGCTGGCGCGATCTCGAATTCAAGCCCGTCAACGGCTTGTCGGCGATGGAGAACAACGCGCTGTGCGCTTACCAGCAGGCCGACGCCATGCTGAAAGTGAGGTCCGCATGAACGGCCCTCACTTCCTCTTCGACGCCGAGCACGTGCTGCCGGCGTTCCCGAAGCAAGCCCTTGAGGTGCAGGTGGTTGACGGTGAGCCGGCGGCACGGCTCTTCGCACAGCACTTCGCCCAGCGCGAACTGGAGCTGGTGTCGTGAGCCGCAGCATGCGTGATCAGCTGCGCGCCGCGCTTCCGCCGAGAACCGAGCCGGTATCGCCATGGGCGCCATCGCGCCGTGCAGTGGCGCGGGTCAAGAACCCGCTGCCGGTGCCGGAAAAGTGCCCGCACTGTGGTTCGCCGGTCTTCATCGACTCGAACAGCTGCATCTACGGACGCGAGTACGGCGAATGGCCGTGGGCATTGATGTGCACCGGCTGCGACTCTTACGTCGGTCTGCATCCGTTCACGGGCATCCCGCTCGGCACCCTGGCCACCCCAGAAATGCGGCGCGCCCGCAGCGCAGCCAAGGACGCATTCAACCCGCTCTGGCAAGACGGACCGATGACGCGCAGTGACGCATATGCCTGGCTGGCCAGCGCTCTCGGTATCGCAGATGTCGAGCAATGCCACATCGCCTGGTTCGACGTGGCGCAGTGCGCTGCAGTCGTGGCCGCCGTGAAAGCGAGGACCACTTGAACGCTTCCTCCCGTCAGAACCTCACACAACGCCTTGTCGATTGGGCCCTCGGCACCCTCGCCTGCTTCGCGCTGCTCTTCCTCATGGCATGGATGGATCACAAGCAGTCTGAAACCGAGGCCATGCGACTCACGGCCAAGGTCGTGGACGACCGCGCGGCCGAGCACGCCGCCATGCGAGGCCCGCGATGAGCCGCGCCCGCCCTCACTACTTCCCCGACGACACGCCTGAACCGGTGGCAATGCCCTACGACGCCATCGACGCCCTGCTGCGCCCCGTGCTGCAAATGGGCCGCGCGCTGATTTTCATCCTCATGGCGGGCGCAGTGCTCGGCTATGGGGCGTTCTTCCTCTTCTTCCGCTGAAAGGTCCACAGTGAACGCAACCACCATCGAAGACGCACGCGTCCTCGACCTCGAACCCGTCGAGCGCGCAGCCGCACCGGTTCCCTCTGTCCAATCCAGTGGCGCGCTGGCCAGCACCCAGGCGGCCGAAACCTCGCCGTTCGGAATGATGCTCACGGCGCTCGGCCGCGGCGCGTCGCTTGAACTGGTAGAGAGCGCAATGAAGCTGCAGGAGCGCTGGGAGGCGAATGAGGCGCGCAAGGCTTTCGTGAAGGCCATGGCCGACTTCAAGGCCGAGCCGCTAGAGATCTTCAAGCGCAAGAAGGTCGGCTACGAGACGAAAGACGGCGACTTTGTCGGCTACAAGCACGCGGAACTTGCGCACATCACCGATGTAGTTGTGCCTGCGATGGCGCGTCATGGCCTCTCGCACCGATGGGATCTGCAACAGAACGCCGGCCGCATCGTGGTGACCTGCACGATCACCCACCGCCTGGGCCATTCCGAGTCGGTAGCGCTCGACGGCGCGCCGGACAACAGCGGCAAGAAAAACGGCATCCAGCAGGTCGCTTCCACCGTCACATATCTGCAGCGCTACACGCTGCTCGCCGCCACGGGCTTGGCCGCCAAGGACGATTCCGACGACGACGGCCGAGGCGGCGATGACGACCAGGGCGGAGGCGCCCCGCCTCCCCCGCCGGCCACACCGACGACCTACCCGCAAGCGCAGTTCGACGCGAACGTGCCGAAGTGGCGCGAGGTTATCGCCGCAGGCCGGAAGACGCCTGCCGAAATCATTTCGATGGCGCAGACCAAGCACCCTCTCACCGAAGAGCAGAAGCGCGCCATTCACGCGTCCCCCCGCGCCGCGGGCCCGACCTACGCGCATGTCGCTGACCAGCTGAACAAGGCGGCCAACGACGACGCCCTCAACGTTGCCGCCGACCTCATCAAGGCCGTGGCCGACGCCGCCCACCGCGCCGAACTCAATGCGCTCTTCGACAAGCGCCGCGCCGAACTCAACGCCTGAAAGAGCCACCACCATGAAGCAAACACACGACCTGGTGCAGGGCACCGATCCCTGGGACTTGTTCCGACTCGAGCACTTCGGCGCCAGCGAGGCAGCAGCCATGCTGGGCCTGTCGAAGAAGACCACGCGCAACGAGCTGCTGCGCATGAAGAAGACGGGCATCGCCAAGACCTTCAGCGAATGGCTGCAGGTGAACGTACTCGACCATGGCCACGAAGTCGAAGCGCTGGCGCGGCCGCACATCGAGAAGCTGATCGGGGAAGAGCTCTACGCCGTCACCTGCTCGGACGGCAAGCCCTCGGCATCATGCGACGGGCTGACCATGGATGACCGCATTGCCATGGAGCACAAGCAATGGAATGAATCGCTGGCAGCGCTGGTCGCCTCGGGCGTGGTTCCCGATGAGCACATGCCCCAGTGCCAGCAGATCCTGATGGTGACGGGCGCGGAGAAGCTGATCTTCGTGGTGTCCGACGGCACGCCGGAGAAGATGGTCTACGTCTGGGTGTTCCCAAGCCAGGAGTGGTTCGAGCGCATCCGCGCTGGCTGGGCGCAATTCGAGCACGACCTGGCCACCTACGTGCCGACTGAACCTGTCGCCGAGGTCGTGGGCCGCACGCCTGAGACGCTGCCCGCGTTGCGCATCGAAGTCACCGGCGAGGTGACGGACAGCAACCTTGAGCAGTACCGCGAGCACGCGCTGGCCGTCTTCGCTGGCATCAACCGCGACCTGCAGACAGATCAGGACTTCGCCAATGCCGCCAAGACGGTCACATGGTGCGGCGAGGTTGAAACGCGCCTGAAGGCGGCCAAGGAGCACGCGCTCAGCCAGACCGAAAGCATCGACAAGCTTTTCAAGACCATCGACGCAATCACCGAAGAAGCGCGTGCCACGCGGCTGGAGTTGAACAGGCTGGTGGAGGCACGGAAGCTTGCGCGCAAGAGTGAAATCGTCGCCGGCGGCGTCAAGGGCTTGGCCGACCACATCGCGGCGCTGAACACGCGTCTTGGCAAGCCCTACATGCCGGCCGTGTCCGTCGACTTCGGCGGCGCCATCAAGGGCATGCGCTCGTTCGACAGCATGCAGAACGCCGTCGACACGGCGCTGGCAAACGCAAAGATCGTGGCCAGCGCCGCAGCCGACCGCATTCAGATCAACCTCGGCACCCTGCGCGGACTCGCATCCGACCTGCCGCAGCTGTTCCCCGATACGGCGCAGATCGTTCAAAAGGCGCCTGAAGACCTGACTGCGCTGGTGAAGAACCGCGTGGCCGAGCACCAAGCCGCCGAGGAGAAGAAGGAAGAAGAGCGGCGCGAAAAGATCCGCAAAGACTTGGCGTCGTCCGAGATTCAGGGCATCCAGCAGCAAGTGATGATCGCCACGCTCGGCCGCGGCAATCGCGTAGGCGGAACCATCGAATGCATTCGCGACACGCTCGCTGAAACCGAGGCCTGGCCAATCGACGCCGAGCGCTTCGGGGCCCTCGCCGGCATGGCGCAGCAAGCCAAGGAAACGGCAGTTGCCGAGATCCGCGCGCTGCTCTCCAAGGCCGAGCAGCGCATCGCAGTGGCCGCCACGGCCGCCGCGCCAGCGCCTGCGGCTTCGCACAGTGCGGCTAGCGCCGCTGTTGCACCGCTGTCGGGAACACCAAGCAACGCACCCGCCGCCGCGCCGGCTCCTGCCGTGATCCCGCTGCAACCGCGGCTGCAGCCGGCCGCGACCGTCGTACCCACGCTGAGCATCGGCGCCATCAACGAACGGCTGCAGCACCTCACGGTGACGGAAGCGGGCCTGCGCGGCCTGGGCTTCGAAGCCGCCGGCCGCGAGCGCGCCGCGCCCCGGTACCACGAGAGCGATTTCGCGCACATGTTGGCGGCCATCGCCACGCACGTGCAGTCCATCCAGGCCAAGCAGGCCGCCTGATTCATCAACCACCAGAGAACCACCACCATGTCCAAGCCTTTTGCCGAACCGCAAGCCTTCTCCGAAGCCGAGTACGTCGCCATTCCGATGACACCCGTGACCTCCAACCAGGTCGCCGCCATCGGCTATGACGCCGCCCGCAAGACCCTCGCCGTGACCTTCACCCGCGGCAACGGCTCGATTTACCACTACCCGAACGTCGACGCGAAGGTGCATGCCGAGTTCGTCGGCGCCGAGTCGATCGGCAAGTACTTCGGGCAGCACATCAAGCAGCTGCCGTTCGAGAAGTTCCGCGCTCCCGCTCCGGCTGTGGCCTGACCCTTTTCCGGGCGCTGCTGACTGGACTGAACCCTCCTCCTCCCACCCTCCGTTTCCAGCCAGCGCCGCGAGAGCGGCCGCCCTTTTTCTTTCCCTTCCTCAACCACTGAAAGCTTCTATGAAATCAATCCTGAATTCCATGCTTGCCGGCCTTGTGCTGGCGATCCTCGCGGCCGGTGCACATGCCACGCAGCCCGGCAACAACGGCGGCGGCAATGGCGGTTGCGGCGTTGGTCAGCAAACCAACGGCTGCGGCGGCACGACGCCCACTCCGGCACCGGTCTACAACGGCGGCGCCGGTGGTGCTGGCGGCCAAGGCGGCACCGGCGTTGGTGTAGGCGTGGGCATCGCTGGCGCCGCAGCAGCGTCCAGCAGCACGTCGGGTGCGGCCGCAGCGGTCATTGGCTCGGGCAACAGCTCGAGCTCGTCTGGTGCTGCTGTCGTCGGTTCGGGCAACAGCACGAACAGCATCCGCAACACCAACAACAACACCAACGTGCAGGGGCAGCAGCAAGGCCAGAGCCAGTCGAGCCGCAACACCAACACGGCAGCGGGCGGCGCAGGTGGCCAGGCCACGGCGGCTGGCGGCAATTCGGGTGGCAACACGCTGAGCGGCGGCGCGGTCACTGTGACGGTCGAAGGTGCCAAGGGCGACACCTACATTGCGCCAGCACAAGAGCGCAACCCTGTGGCCACGGCCTATGCCGCGCCGGTGATTGCCTCGAACGGCACCTGCATGGGCTCCTCCAGCGGCGGCGGCCAAGGTGCCGCCATCGGCATCAGCTTCGCCACGACGTGGACCGACAGCAGCTGCGACATCCGCTACGACGCCGAAGCGCTCCGCGCCGCCGGCCTGCAGCTCGCTGCCCGCGCTCGCCTCTGCCAGAAGGCCGACATCGCCAAGGCCATGGAAGCGGCCGGCACGCCGTGCCCGAGCGCCGGTGCCAAGCGCGCAGCCGCGATCTTGAACGGCGAACCCGACCCAATTGCGCAGCGCATCCAGCCGATGCCGTGGCAGGCCGGCGGTTAAGCCTCCTTCGCCCCAGATCTCTCCCGCATCCCCTCACCCGAAAGGTACTCATGCTCGAACTACTCGAACCAACCACCGTCAAGCTCTCCAACGTCCAGACGCGCGTGGAGAAGCACGGCGACGAAGAGGTCATGGCCATTGACCTCGCCGTGACCTGGAATACCAACAACCGCTCGCTGACGGCGATACAGAAGCAGCTGCGCAACGCGCTGTTCTGCAACCTGGCGCAGGAGTCTGGCGGCGCGCAAGAGTCGAATGGAGCGCAGGCCGCAATGGATCTGCCGGTCGACGAGATGCCGAACGTGCGCGTGCCCGGCATGGACTACCCGGTGAAGCTCGACTTCCAGCAGGTCGGCGCACGCGTCGAGGTCGCCTACGGCATCGACGAAACCACGGCCATCGTGCTGCAACTGTGCAAGGTGCACAAGTTCCGCGTGACGCCCATCGAGGGTGGCTCGGCCGAAGTGAAGTTCGCTGTGTCGTCTTCGGCGGACATCGATGACCACATCATCGGCACGCTGTCGATCCTGCAGCAGCGCGATATTTCGCTGAAGCTGAACATGCCCGAGGTCGAGCAGCCCGCAAAGCAGCTCACCGAAGGCGACGTGTTCCCCAACGCCGAGCCGAGCGAGCCCAAGAAGCCACTCACACCGGAAGACGTGTTCACCGACACCCACGGCGACGGGAGCGACTGAGCGCATGGACTTCACCGTCATTCCCATCGAGAAGGTGATGGCGGCGTTCGCGCGCGCCGTTGCCCTGCACCCCGACCGCGAGGCTGCCATGCGCGTGGCCGCGCAAACCCTCGGAATCACCTACGAAGCGGTACGCGATGTCGTCACTGCTCACACCACGGAAACAGCATGAACACAGTCGAGATTCGGCACTTCCACGCCTTCGTCGGCCTCGGCGGCGGCGCGCGCGGCTTCAACAAGGCCAATCCGCGCGTGGGGACCACGCAGGCGAAATTCCGCTGCATTGGCGGCATCGATGTTGACGCGGCTGCCATTCGCGACTTCGACCGCTTGGCCGACGCGAAGGGCACGGTGCTGGATCTTTTCGACCGCAGCCAGTACGAGGCCTTCCACGGCCGCACGCCGCCGGCAGGCTGGGTGGAAGCCACCGTGGCCGACGTGCACCGCGCCGCCGGCCACGAGCGGCCGCACATCATCTTCCTCTCGGCACCTTGCAAGGGATTCAGCGGCTTGCTGTCCGAAGGCAAAAGCAAGACCGACAAGTATCAGGCGCTCAACCGGCTCACGCTGCGCGGCGTCTGGCTGATGCTCGAGGCCTGGAAAGACGATCCCGTCGAGATGATCCTGTTCGAGAACGTGCCGCGCATCGCTACCCGCGGGCGGCACCTGCTGGACCAGATCACAAGCCTGCTGCGGAGCTACGGCTACGCCGTCGCGGAGACGACGCACGACTGCGGCGAGATCGGCGGCCTGGCGCAAAGCCGCAAGCGCTTCCTGCTCGTCGCGCGGCACATCGAGAAGGTGCCGCCATTCCTCTACGAACCGGAGAAGCGACCTCTGCGCGCAGTCGGCGACGTGCTTGGCAAGATGCTCATGCCTGGCGATCAGCGCGCAGGCCCGATGCATCGCATACCCGCGCTGCAGTGGAAGACGTGGGTTCGTCTGGCGTTCGTCGAAGCTGGCAGCGACTGGCGCAGCCTAAACAAGCTGGCTGTGGAGAACGGCCATCTGCGCGACTACCTGATCGTCCCCTCGATGCATCGTGGTGTGCTTGGCGTGCGGGCTTGGGAAGAAGCGACTGGCGCGGTTGCTGGGCGCAACACACCTACCAATGGCGCCTTCTCCGTTGCTGATCCCCGTCAGCAGCTCTATGCCGCAGGCTACGGCGTGACCGATTGGGATGCACCCAGCGGCGCCGTGGCGGGCGAATCGCTGCCGTCGAATGGCAAGTTCGCGGTAGCCGATCCTCGCGCGCCGGCAGCCGCGCTGCAGTATCAGCAGTATGGCGTGCTCGACTGGGCCGAGCCCATGGGCGCGGTGATCGGCGTGAAGTCGCCCGGCCAGGGCACATTCAGCGTGGCCGACCCGCGCCACTCAGGCCCAGCAAAGCACAGCAACGAATTCCGGATCGTCCCGTGGGAGCGGTCGAGCATGGCGGTCACCAGCGCCCACGGCACTGGCCAAGGGGTAGCTGACCCGCGCCAGCCGGGGCTGCCCTTCAGCAAGTACTCCGTGACTCGTTTCGACGAAGCCTCTGGAACTGTGATCAGCGGCAGCACCACCGGTCAAGGCGCCTTCGCCGTCGCGGATCCTCGCAGCGGCATCCAGCGCGGCAAGGGCGACAACTACCTGACGGCCGGCCACTACGGCGTGATGCCGTGGAACGAGCCTGCCGGCGCCGTGAGCGCAGCTGCTGGCCACGACAACGGTCGGTGGAGCGTTGCCGATCCGCGCATGCCCGCGCCGGCCGACAAGGTGGTGTGTCGCATCCAGGCGCTCGACGGCACCTGGCACCGCCCGTTCACCACCCTTGAGCTGGCCGCCCTGCAGTCGCTGTTCGATCCGGAGGAGCGCTTCGAGCTCGACGGCCTCAGTGATCAGGCTTGGCGCGAGCGCATCGGGAATGCCGTACCTAGCGATGCCGCCTGCGCCATTGCCGGCGTGATGGGCACCACTCTGCTACTCGCGTGGAGCGGCGAGACCTTCATGCTGTCATCCCAACCGATCTGGGTGCGCGAGGTCGCGATGGCTTTGACCATGGAGAGATCGACATGAAGTCATGTCGCAGTCGCTGCTCGCTCGCGCGCAGATGCACACCTCTTAAGGAGAACTCCAATGCTGGCGAGCACGGGCTTCAACGGCTCTTGCGTGAGCACAAATTCCGCAAGATCACCGTCCAACTGCTCAAACACGGATTCGACAGCAGCCCGCGCAAGGCGGGTTACCGCCACCAAGTCGACTGCGAGTTTCACCGACGCCGGATCAGAAAACTCGTGCAGGGGAAGAGATTGCGCCGATCGCTCGATATCAGAGAAAGCTGGGCTCTGGGCGAACCGCGTTCGGAGCATCTTGGCCTCTGGAAGACGTTTCAAGAATGGCTCAACACCGATCACCTCTCGTGCGAGCGAATCGTAGAGCGTAGACACCGTTTCGATCAATGCTCCCAAGCGCTCACGCCTCGCCTTCAATGTGCTCAGACGTTGAGTGCGAAGTTGCCACCAAGTGAAGGAACCAGCCGCAACGATTGCCAAGATGGTTCCCCAAGCTTGAACCCAAGACGCGCATTCACTTGGATTCAGCCCGCGCACCAGCATGCACGTCTGCCACGGTCCATCAAACATTTCCGACTCCTCTATTGTTTTGGAGCCGAAGTATCGCTTGGCTCAATCCTCCAGGTCGAACTGCATCTGCAGCGTCCGGATGATCTGGGCGATGTCGGCGCGGTGCGTGCCGCGGTCGCTGACCACGCGTACGGTCCAGTTCGGGCCGCCTTCTTCCGAGGGCATACCGATCACCCCACCGCGGTGCACGTCAGTCTGCTGGCCTCGCAGGCCCGGCAAGGCCTCGATGCGCATCAGCAGCATCTGCTTCAGCTGCTCGGCGGTTCGGGTTGGCTTGGCCATTTACGCGAGCACGTCCGCGTCGACCTGGCACTTCGCTGCCCAGCAAGCGCGATCCAGCGACTCGCCCGCCGACTTTCCCCAATGCGGCTGGTTGTCGCGCTCGCTACCTCCATGCGGCAGCAGACGGTAGACGGTCGCGGCGAAATCTTCGCCGTTCCCGACCGGCACCGCAGTCACCTCCAGCGCATAGCCCTGGTACGTCGTTTCCCGAATGGTCCTGTCGCCATCAATGCGCTCGATCCATTTCAGCATTTCCAACTCCTTCTTCCGAGGGCTGCATTTTGAACCTCCTAGACACCTCTCCTGCCCGCGAGCGCGCGCACGAGATCCAGGCCGTGCAAATGGCCGCCCAGCAACTGGTGGACTACGCCACCTCGCACGGCATCGTCGTGACCATCGCGCTCGAGTCGCTGAAGCCGCTCGCCGCGCGCAACTACCGCCACGTCATCGACATCCGGGAGGCTCGCAATGGCACCTCCTGAATTCGTCAGCACGAAGGCGTGCCCGCTGGTGCCGGCGTTCAAGGAGCGGCCGATCCTCTTCTCGGCGCCGATGGTGCGCGCGCTGCTCGACGGCAGCAAAACGCAGACGCGGCGCGTGATGGCGCGTCAGAAGCAGCATGCGTTCACCGACTACACGTTGTTCGGGCAGCGCGGGCACCCGGACGATGAGGCAAAGCGCTGCGGCGGCTGGGCACAACCATGGGTAGCCATCGAGCATGCGCCCGACTGGCCGGACGGCAAGGATGATCAATGCATCTGCCCTTATGCGCGGGAGCGAGGCAACCGGCTGTGGGTGCGCGAGAGTCTCGGCTACGACCCTGAATGGGGCCACAAGTGGGCTGACGGAAAGTACCTGTGCGAAGTGTTCGGAGACGCCTACAGCGAAGACGACAAGATGCCGGATCGAGGCATTCCGAGCATTCACGTGCCACGTCGCTACAGCCGAATCGACCTCGAGGTGACTGGAGTGCGCATCGAACGCCTTCAGGACATCAGCGAGGCTGACGCGCGGGCAGAGGGCGCGCCGGGATACGAAGAAGGCGTTGATGAGCCGCCTCCAAGCGACGACTACCAATGGTCCTACCGCGCATCGTTTCAGCGGTTGTGGGAGCGAATCAACGGCGCCGAAAGCTGGGCAGCCAACCCATGGGTATGGGTGGTCGAGTTCCGGAGGATCCGGCCACTATGAACTGCTCAAAAGTCCGCCGTTTTGACCAGTATCAGTTCACCTGCAGGGGTTCTGGACGCGACACGTATTGCCACAGGAGCAATGCGGTCCATGTGCTGCAGAAGCAGCTGCACCGCGTTGTCTCGGTTTGCTCCGAAATGATCGCTGAGAGCTTCGAAGCTGATCCAGCAGATCTTGCGCTGGCCATCCGGGTAGACCGAAAACTCAATGATGTCGTGGCTGTCTCGGAAGTGGGCGTCGTTCATGTCTCGCTCCATAGGAAAGAGGCACGAGTATGACTACTCCCGGCTTCGGCGCCTTCTCCAGCGCAGTGGCGCGCGCAATGGCCGAGGTGCGCAAGCAGCACTGCCAGCCTCCTCACTACCGCCCTGCCCAGACGCAGCGCGGCTCGATCCGCTGCACCAAGTGCCGCGGGCTTCTCACCTTCACGGTCTCGGCTGTCGATGGCCGGACTTCTGGCCGCTGCACGAGCGCCGGCTGCATTAAGTGGACGGATTGAACATGACGATCACCGCCTTCCCTCTCGCCTGGCCGCCCGGCTGGAAGCGCACGCCCACCGGCGAACGCGCCTACGGCCGGTTCGGCACCACAAAGCAATCCAGCATGGGCAGCTGGCGTTCGGTGCAGAACATCACCGTGGCGGCGGCCACGCAGCGCCTGCGCGTTGAACTCGACCGCATGGCGGTGCGCGGCGACGACCTGGTGCTCAGCACGAACCTGAAGCTGCGCCTCGACGGCCTGCCACGGAGCGACCAGGCCCAGCCGGCCGACCCGGGCGCGGCTGTCTACTGGAACGACCCGTGGGCCGGCGCGCCGCGCTGCATGGCCATCGACCGCTACACCAAGGTCGAGATGAACATCGCCGCGCTGGCAGCCACCATCGAGGCCATGCGCGCCATCGAGCGCCATGGCGGCGCCATCGTGCTCGAGCGGGCGTTCACAGGCTTCACGGCGCTGCCGGCGCCCATCGTGGCTGGCATGAAGCGGGATTGGTGGGTTGTGCTCGACTGCAGCCCGAACTCCGGGCGCGAGGCCATCGAGTATTCCTACCGCAGGCTGGCCAGCAAGCACCACCCTGACCGCGCCGGTGGCGACGCCACAAAGATGGCCGAACTCAACCAGGCGCGGGAAGACGCGCTGAAGGAATGCACATGAGCGCACTGCCCTTCCTCACCCAGGCCGAGATCGACCAGATCTGCGAGCCCCTGACGCAGCCCGGCGCGCAGCGCCGCTACTTGGCTGAAGTACTCAAGCTGCAGGTGCACGAAAAGCCCAACGGGCGCCCCCTGGTGGCCCGCAGCGAGTTCGAGCGGGTGCTGGGTGCCGAGCGCTTCGGCCTGCAGCAGAGCACCCCACAGAACGCCCCCAACGTCGTCGGAATGATGGCTCACCTGGAACAACGAAAGAAACATGGGCAGAAAACGCAAGGACGGTGACCCGATGGCCCTCGCGGGCACTCGGCTGACCTTCAAGAACAACGCCTTCTACTACCGCCACAGCGACGGTCGCTGGGAGCGCGTCGGCACTGACATCAAGACGGCGAAGACGCGCGCGGCGCTGTACAACGACCCTTCGGGCGTCTACGGCACCACCGGCTACTGGCTCGACATGTTCCTCGTGGACTGCGAGGCCCGCGTGAAGGCCAAGACGCTCTCGCAGCGCACGCTCGACGACTACCGGCAGAACGTGGTGCCGCTGAAGATCTACTTCGGCTCGATGCTTCCCGAGTCGATCACCCCAAACATCGTGCAGGGCTACCTCGAGCTCCAGGCCCGCGCCGGCCGCCCGGTCCGCGGCAATCGGGAGAAAGCCTGCCTCTCGAGCATGCTGAGCTGGCTGCTGCGCACGCACAAGACCGCCCTCCAGGTGAATCCGTGCATGCAAAAATCGGGCACCGTCAGCAATCCCGAGAGCAAGCGGGACCGGTACGTCACGCACGAGGAATACCGGATCGTCCACGAGGCCGCCGGCCGGCAGGTGCGCCTGCTGATGGACCTGACCTACCGGACGCTCCAACGGCCCGAGAGCGACATCCTCAAGTGGACGCCCGCGAACGTCATGCGCGACGAGAACGGGCACCGGATCATCAAGCACCGCCAGCACAAGACCGGCGTGCTGCTCAAGATCCAGCTGACCCCCGACCTCGCACGTCTGGTCGATCAAGCCATCGGCGAAGTGCCGGTTCTGCATCAGCCCATCGTCCACAACCGCGAGGGCGAGGGCTACACGTACTCGGGCATCCATTCGATGCTCACCGCTCAGATTTCGCGGATCAATGCCAAGCGAGCGAAGAAGGGCTTGGCGCCAATTCCGAGCTTCGGATTTCGAGACCTCAAAGGCAAGGGGGCAACGGACATGTGGCGCGCCGGCATCCCCATCGAGCAGATCCAGCTGCTGTGCGGCCACGCCGACAAGGCCACGACCGAGAAATACATCAAGGCCCGATGGTCGGAAACGGCCACGCCCAACCAGGTGGCGATGCTACGGAATGGCGTCGAGCTCTAG